TAAAGTATTAGGAGAATCGCCGACTACTACAATGCTGTCGCCGTCGCCTAATATTATTTTTTCTGAATCAAAAGTAAATGTTTCTCCAGCCGGAAGCTCAAGATCATTTATAACCTGATTAGTAGTATTTTTTGGATCACCTTGTTGGACAAGGTGCATATCAAAGGTTGTTTTACCATCATCTTCGTCAAGTGGATTTGGTGTCCAAGTATTGCAGACTAAGATTGTTGTTACCGCATATTGTTTACCTGCTGGTACGAGTAATAATACGGTGTCAGTACTCGCTATTGCCACGCTATTTATTGCCATTTTTGTTCCTTTAGAATATCATGCTTAAAACTAAGGCTTTATTCTTTGAAATTAATTCTCCACCTGTGTCATTAGCAGTAACAAAGTATATACCAGTTCCGCCTGTTCCTTCAGTGCTAGTATAGATTGCAACACCATCTACTGGTGTTGGAGGTGTAGTAGTTAGATCATCAATACCAGGAACTGAATTAATAACGATTGTATCATCTATTCTAATTACTCCTGTTCCTGGAGAAGATAATACAAGATCTTGGTTAGAATCAATTACTTGTATCTTCGTTCCATCAAATCGAAAACCTGCTACTTCAAATCTATCAGGCGTTAAGGTTGAAACAACAACTCCATCTAACGCAATTTCAATAGAACTAGGATCACCTGTAGTTTCAAAATCTTGTACTTCAATGTATGATTTTGTAACAGTTCCATCTTCAATTCTAACTTGGAAAACTGAAGTTAAAGAAGCGGCAATTGCATCGTCTACGAATTTTTTGTTAGGTATGTCATTATCATCTGTAACAAAACTTGAATAGTTTGCACTGATAACTGCTAATACACCGTCGCCACCGTCAAAATCAAAATTGATGTCAGAGTCTGTTCCGCCATCATGTGCAACAATTGCAGTGGTTTTTATAGCAAGAGTTTTATCATTTCCGTCTTTGCTATGCCATGCTCCTGTTACTGTAGTTTCAGTTATTGGATCTTCATATGTTATTGAATCATCAAATACCCAACGTGCATTAACTAAACTACCTCTTTCAATTTCTAAACCTGAAGTACCTAAAGTAATTCCTGCGCCTTGTTCACCACTATTGAGGACAATTGTATTGTCCTCAATAGTCATTTCAGAAGTATTAATAGTTGTGGTTGTTCCATCAACTATTAAGTTACCTGTTATACGAACAAAGCCTTGATCAATTCCAGTGTCAAGAAGAATGGTTCCTCCGTCTTGAACGTAGATATTATAATTACCATTAGGTATATTGAGGACTTTGCTCATTTATCAATCCTTAAACTGCTGTTAGTATAAGTACGGTTTCTGTTGAATCGTCTTGTACTTCCCATGTATAACGATTGCTGTTAAAGTCAATTGCTGTACGATTAAACAATTTTTGAATAGTAACTCGACCAACTCCGCCTGAAACATTACCAAAAATAACCATTTCACCTTCTGCAATAGCACCAATTGCTTTATCAACAAGTCTGCAATCAAGTGTAGTTGTACCGTCGGTTACTTTAAATTTATTTGTTCCTCTTTGAGAGATAATATATGCTGTATCAACAGCGCCATTACCTGTATCTGCTTCAACACGCAGTTGTGTTCCACCTACCGGATCACCAAAATATCTTTTATTTACTGGACGTCCCATTTGTTTTCTCCTTTGACGTTCTAGGTCATTACGGGGTGGGTAACCCCATAAGTCCGTTGTTACGGTTCTTTGACATTGTATTTATGTCAAAAGGAAAGGCCCTTTCGGGCCTTTCCAACTTGTTTTTCAGTATTACTGGAAAGTAACGGTACCGTTAGTAATTCCAACAAGACCTAGATAGTCAGCTGCATTACCAAGCGACGAAGCTGTGTTGTTAAGCTCAACATACCCGTAACGAGTCATAAAGCTAACGACTGGCTCAAAAGTCGATGGATCAAGCACTGTACCAGAGCTCATTAGTGGTATATATGGGCAGTAGAATGCAGGAGCATCCGACTCACTAGCACCCTTATAACCAACAAGAACGCCGGTGCTGTCTGATGCATAGGTGTTCACATAAACGCGCATTGAACCGTTTAGAGTACCAGCAAACTTTGTGTTTGTTGGTGCTTCAAACGAACCTTCAGTTGTACGTGCAAATGCCGAAGTAGTTGCACTCTGTAGGATGGTTAGCGTGAATGGTGAAACAACACACCAGTTACCAGCGCCACGACGTGTGCGCTGTGCGATCAAGTTTGATACTCTGTTGATCTGAACAGCAAGAGCTGCGTGCTCGTCACCAACGAAAGTAGCAGTACCAGAAACGCTTGACTGATCATATGTAAGTGCCGCAGCGCCCGCAAGTGAGTTTAGGCTCTGTAGAACTTCCTGATCGATTTCAGCAGTAATTTCCTGTGCTAATGCCGCCATGATTTCTGCCTCAACATCAATACCGTGTTGTGACTGAGCATCCTGTGCAGATTCAAAAGTCCAGCGAGCAGATAGCTTACGCGTCTTTGCTTCGACTGTTTGCTTTAGGATCTGGATGTTCATGCGGTTACCAGGAACAGCTTCAAGACTAGCTGTTGGTCCAGCCTTATCATCTGCAGCGTTACCGGAGTAACCCTCTGCAATCTTGAATGGGCTGAGTGCTTCTTCACCTGCTCCAACATCAGTACCAGTAGCACTGTTGAATGAATCGGCGTAGCGTACACGTAGAGTGTGGATCTGACCAACCGGACCAGTCATAGGCTGTACGCCAACTAGTTCGTTTGCAATTACAGTAGGCATAACCCTACGGATAACTGGCAGGATGACCCTGTTTAGTGTTGCAACGTTACCTGCGCTTGTCGCGCCTGCAGTTGCGGTTTCTGCAAGATACTTGCGGGTATTTTCAAGTGTGACGTCCATGACACCTTTTTTGGTACCATTAAGCCCCTCTAAAAGAGCACCCTTAGTTTCTTGCCAGCGGCTTTCTAATAGTTCTGACATAGTGTTCTCCTTTTATATTCCAGCAAGTCTACGCAGCTCTACCACGTTCTCATTGCTTGTACTACGTTTGTCATTTAATTCTCTGTTGCCTGTTACTGATGTGCCTTCATTAAGTTGTGCCTTCTGCTTAGATGGACCTTTCCCTTCGTTTACAACGGAAGGAAGATATCGTTCAAATGATGCTTGTAGCTTCGGAGTTTGAACACTTTCCAATAAGTCTTTCATTATTTCTCGCTGTTCACGTCCTAATGGAGCAATAAGCTCATTAATGGTGTCTTTACGCGACTGAGATTCAACTAACATTTTCTTCTCATTTGCCGCAGTTTCTACGAGATTCTTTGCCTTCGCCGCAAATGTACGAGCTTCTGCAAGTTGCTTATCCTTAACGGAAAGAACCTTCATAAGTTTAGCCGTTTCTGACTTCTCATTTAGATAGCTTGTATTGTATTCGCTTGAAAATGCTTCGAATATTTTACGACCAAAGTCGTTCTTACGCGCAATATGGATGTCTTCCTTAAGCTGTTTAATTTCGCTCTGTAGTGTCTTTGCAGTAGTTTCTGCAACCAATTTTGCGCTTCTTTCAATAAAGTTGTTCTTAACTTTGTTGAAGTGTGCCTTGCCCTCTCGGACTAGACGAACCTTAGTTTCTGCAAGGTCCTTTTTGTCTTCATAAAATTCTGCTATTTCTTTAGCAAGAGATTCAACAACAAACTCTTCTAACTTTGCGAAGTTATCAGCAACAAGTTTCTGGTCCTCGTGGAGGTCCTTAATTTCTTCTGATAATTGCTTGGTAACAAATTTCTGCATCAACTTTGCATTTTCACGCATTGCCACCGCATATTTTGCCTTTGCTTCAGCAAGTTGTTCACGATCTTCTTTAAGTTCAGCCATCTCTACAGATAGACGTTCCTCAAGCATTGATTCAATTGCTTCAATCATTACTTCTTTGTCGTGTTTGTACTTCTTTGCAAATTCTTCGCGAAGTTCACCTGTTACGCTAAGACGATTTTCTTTCACCTTTGCGTTCCATGCTTCTTCGATCTCGCTCTTGATTTCTTCAGAAACAACATTGTTTTCGAATAGTGTTTTTAGTGCATCCAACATATGTTTCTCTCCTTTTATTGGAGTCCCCTGATCACATTGATCAGCGATTCTTTAAGATACTTCTGTGCCTTTGGGTCGTTCATTGTTGCCTCTGCGAGTCTAAATGAGGCGTATCCGCCTTTTGTGTTCATTAAATGCTCGTATATTGGTGTCGGGTATGCGCCCGGCGCGCTAGGTTGTGCAACGATGTCAACGGTGATAATCTCAAAACCTGAGACCTCACCGTTGCCATCTTCACTTACATTTCCACTACCACGAGATGAAACTCCTAACTTAACTCCGCTTTCAAGCATTGTCTGTATTAGTTTTCCCTTCTCAGTTGGTAATATTTTTAGTTTACCATAACCGTTTGCTTCATCCATCCACATTCCTGTAATCATATGAGACACTCGGTCAAGGTTTATATTAAGGCCATCTGGATGATCAACTTCTCCGAGAACTGAATAACCTCCTATGATTTGATCGTTAAGAGTTTTGACAGCCCTACCAATTTCGTTCACAGGGTAAACTCGTTGGTTTGCATTACGCACACCACCTTGGATACAAATACCCTTAAGGTAAAGATCCTTACCACCATTTGGATTATCAGCAGACTCAACGACCATTTTAGCTTGGTCCATTGTCAATGTCTCTCGTAGAAAGTTGTTTGCCATCTATTTAATTGCCTTACTTCTTGCTACCAATTAAGCTGCGCTTATTTGGAGCAGTATCAGCTGCGCCCTTCTTTTCAGTGCCGTGGCCCTTAGGCATTGGCTTGTTAGACTTAGCAGCCTTTCCACCTGGTACATTTACATTACCGTGTGAATCTTCTTTCTTGTTCTGATCGTTTAGTGCAGAACCCTTAATATTACCCTTGTTTGCTTCTCCTGAATTTTCAGTATCTGTACGTAGGATATTTTGGCTTGTTCCGCCCATATCGTTCTTAGAAGCAACAGTAGATTTAGTATTTGCACCATTTTCTGTCTTACCTAAAACGCTATTATTGTCTAGGCCACCACCGTTGATTTTATCAACGTATTCGCGCATTACTTCACCTTGTGTCTTCTTTCTTTCGGTAACTCCTTCGTCGTCGTCATCGTCAGATTCAAAAGAAAAGTCTTCAAATTCATAACCTTCTTCTTCATTGTCGTCGTCGTCTTCACCGTCGTCGCTATCGTCATCTTCTTCGTCGTCACCGCCAAAAGTCTGTTGGTCATCGTCGCTATCGTCGCTATCGTCATCTTCTTCGTCGTCATCGCCCATCATCTTGTTAAATTCGGCCTTTAGATCGTCAAGTGCATCTTCTAAGTCAACAACTCGGTCTCCTATGTCACCGTCGTCGTCTTCATCGCCCATGTCGCCCATGTCGTCGCTATCGTCATCTTCTTCGTCGTCATCGCCACCAAAACTAACATCCTTCATCAAGTTGTCAGTTGGATCTGCTTCTACTTCAAATTCACCGAGATCAAAATCTTCTTCTAGATCGTCATCGTCATCGTCGTCTTCTTCTAGATCGTCATCTTCTGACTCATCAACGTCGTCATCATCGTCGTCTTCTAGATCATCATCGTCTGACTCATCAACGTCTTCATCATCGAGGTCAGCTTCGAGAATTGTTTCATAAATTGTGCGAGACTGCTCAACAACAATTTCGTGAAATAGCTCAGTAGCTCCTTCACGATCTTCGTTGACGAGAAGTTCTAGCATCTTTTCAAATTTTTGCTTGTCTGCCATCATTATCTCCTATATGGTTTATTACCTAGCAAGGCTGTCAATAATATTTAGTGATTATGAAATAATCGGGTAGGAAACAATGCCAAAAGAGGTATTTTTGGCAAAGTTCTTAATTTAAACCAAACATTTTTATAAATTCAGGCACTGTTATATGCTCTAAATTTGAAATTTGTTTAATTGTGGGGGGAATAAATCCCCCCTTCTCTATTACTCTTATATATCTCGTTTGCGGATTTTTTTCTATAGTAATAGTAGTTTGACGTAACCAATTTCCAAAATAAGTTTCTTTATCTATTGATCTCTTGTAATTAGGTGTATCAGCAAATACATTATTGACTTTGTGTTCATCTGTTCCTTTAAAATCAAAACCTAATATATAAATTTCGGTATGGCCATGTCTTGTTGCTAAATCAAGTGCAGTAGGGCCCGAACTCCATCCTTTAGAAGGATTAAAATAATTTAGATTAGAAATTTTGTCATACACTCGATTGTAGTTAGTCCAAACACGACCATTATTCTGCCATTGAGTTCTTGCAATTTCAAGAATCATTTTTGTATCTACTGCTACGAGATAGTCTGGTTCAAAATCTCTATAAACTGCATTACAGGCATAGATAGTTCCATTTGTTTTTAATTTAGGAAGTTCTATTGGTTTTCGAGACATCCCATTACCTAGTACAAAGGCAACTGGATTTGTAGGACGAGGTCTTTCTTTAGTTATTAACTGAAGTTCTTCTTTTAATTTTTTTTGAGTTTTTTCTTCTCGACGTTTGGCTCGTATTTTTTGCCACTCTTCTTTAGTGTAAAGGTTTTTATCAACCTTTGCCATCTTTAAATTGCTGCTACTTCTCCGCCGCCTGGTGGAATTCCATACATTTGTTTAACAAAATGTAACTCCTTGGCAGCATCTTTGTCATGTAAGTCACTTGCCTTACGTATCTTATTGATTGCTCTTAGAGTTAATTTAGTTTTTCTGGTATCATCATATTTTAATGGTGATTCATCATCTCGTGGAGAATATCCATCTTGATCTTCCATCTCTGTTGATTCTCTATCAAAATAAAATAATTCTCTTAATAATGCCATAACGTATTTATACCTTAAAGTCCAGAGCCGCCGCCTGTTGAGCCGCCGGGATTAGGATCACTTGCTCCGCTACCTAATGCATCACCAGTTGCTGTACTAGGAGGTTCTCCGGAACCTGCTTCTAAACTACCTTCATCGTCTGGCATTGTAGTATCAAGTCCTCCTAGATCACTCCCAAGACCTGCACCTGTTACACCTGCTCCACGCATTTCTGCATCAGCATCAGTTGGATATGGTTCTAAGTTTTCTTCGTTCTCTTCTTTCCATGATTTTTCGTTTTTAGCTATTTCTTCAGGAGTCATTCCTAGATATCTTTCCATAGCAAATCTGTTAGATATAAATGGTACATCTTTCATTTGAATAAACGTAGGTATACGAGCATTATCGAGTTCAGAAAGTCTATATGCTGCAAAGTTTTGCGGAGGTTGAAATTTAAGATTGAACATTGCTGTATCAATGTTTAAACCCTTTTCGAGCAAATAACGCTTAAATTCTGTATCAAATTCTTCAGTTACAAGAGATTGTAACCGTTGACAGTATGTATTAAACCGTAATTCTTGAATATACGCAGTTCCAACTCGACCATCATTGTATTGAGAAGCTGAATCTTCAGCACCTGTTGGTAGATATGAACTAGGAATTCTTAAACCACGTATCATTTTATTAGTAAAGTATCTTAAATCGTCGATTTCTCCAAGATTCGTTCCTCCTGGTAACGTTTCGACCTTAGAGCCTCTTCCTTCTGCAGTTTGCGGAAAGTAGTAATCTTCATTAATGGATAAAGGGTTATAGGAGGAGTCAATAACACTTTGTCCCCCGCCCGTTTGTGACGGTATGCGCCTTTGATGGATTTCAGTTTTGACTCTTTCAACGAACTGCATTGCCAAATGTGTTGGCATGTTACCAACATCCACGTAAAAAACCCTACGCTCAGGAGCACGCTGAACACGATATATAATGATTGCATCTTCTAATAGTTCCTTTTGCTTGTATACTTTGAATATAGTTTCAAGCAAAGAATTCCCAAACGGAAAATTATTATCTAAACCTTCAGATAATGATAAATGAACCATATGTTCCGCACCTATTGATACTTCGCCCTCTTCTAATTGATATCTTGAACCGCCACTTTGTTTATTTGGGGTTCCTACCATTCCATAAGAATTACCTTTTTGATAACCTGATGGACCTCCAGCACCTGTTACATTACCACTTGTTTGTAAAGGGGTGGTAGCAACAAGATGTTTGAAATTTAAATTTACGTCTTTAACAATATATTGTTCTGGTTCTTTACCTTCAGACTCGTTAACAATAATTCTTAATACTCTTCCTGGGTCAACATGAAACCATTTTTTAGTTTCTGGATCACGTAAGAAGAAAGCATCACCATTCTTAAGTATGTTTCTCATAATTCGAAACATACGTGTTTCAAATTTTTGTAATTTACACCATTGTTGTAGATATTGATGAATTACCGAAGTTTCAGAACTTGTTGAATCTTTTATAAATTCAACAGCAAATGGTGTTTTGTTGGTTTGATTCTTTTGAGTACAAAATTCTGCAAGAATATCAAGTGCAGCATTTACTTCTGCATCAAGATCCATTACGTTATACTGTCCGTATCTATCTATACGATTAGGAGCTCCGGTGTATACATCAGGAAGATACGAAGAATAATTTGAGCGTGCTGGTCCAGGTTTGGTTCCTCTCGCAAATGCTCCACTTATAGGGCTATAATTTCCGCTAGAGGTTCCATCTGTATTAACGGGATTAAAATATTTTTTCCAGCTCAATGTACTACTCCTCTTATTCTACCTAATGAAGTTATAATCTCTCGATTTTGTCGAGTATTCTGTTCCGTTAATATTACTAGTTTTGCCATCATGTTATTTAACTGATCTAAACTTTCTGATGAACTGTTGCTGGATCCTCCACCTAATGTTGTTCCACTTAACAGTTGTCCTGCATTTGCTTGCGGTCTTCCTCTAGGTCCTCCGCTGTTTTGTTCATTTAATTCACTATTTAATTTAGCTATTGCTTCTGTTAAATCTTCTATTGCATCTTTGTAATCAATAATAGAATCTGCATTTAATTCAAGATCAGAAAATTTTGATAAGTTTTGTAACCCAGATGATATTTGATCAATATTCGAAGAGTTAACTGATGCAATTGCGTCTAATCCAACTGCTAATTTTTCAAAAAATTTATCTCCTAATAATTTAGATATAATTCCACTTTTTGCTAATTCATAAAGGTTTTCTTCTAAAGGTCCTAAACTGGTTGCAACAGACAAGATCTTTTTAGAATCAAGTCTTTCAAACTTTATTACACCTTCTGCAAAAGTATCAACTGCATCGGCTATAGTTTTAATTCCATCTGCTAACAATCCCATTGCAAAACCATTTCCAATAAAGAAAGCAGTTAATACACCCATACCTATTGCAACAGGACCTACTCCAAATAGAGTTACAACGCCAGCTAATGCAGCTAATCCACCGATTATCCACCCACCTGCACTTAATGCTTGTTCAAGTGTAGGTAAATTACTCATCAATGCAGCAATTAATCCACCCCCTCCTGCCGATGGAGCAGTCGAAGGATGAGAAGCTGGGTGCATTGGTCCAGTATTTGGAGTAGTTGGAGATCCTGTAAAGAGTTGTGAAAATTTTTCTCCTATCAAAGTGCCTATTTCACCCCAATGTATTAAATTAAATCCATTCTTTATTATGTCTGTTAGACCAGCAAATAAATTCTTATCAAGATCTATATCAAAAAGATTCTTTATTGAATTTGATAATGTATCTGCCAGACCTGCAAATAAACTCTTATCAAGATCTATATCAAAAAGATTTTTAATAGCTCCAATAAGTCCAAATTCTTTAATATCTTTTGTAAGATTTATAATTGTTTCTTTAAATTTCTCAAAATATCCTGATTCAATAAGGCTTCCAACAGATTCACTTATTGAATCTACTAATAATTCTAATTGAGGTCCTAACAAATTCATCAATGGAGAAATTATATTGATGACCAATGCTTGATTTATTCGACGCAACATATTTTGAAACTTAGTTAATGCCTCTACCGAACTATTCCTAACATCAGATTCTTTTTCTGCTTGTTCAATGTCAAGTGCAACTTGTTTCTGTATTTCTTTCCTTGACATGTTTGAATATTTTGCAAGATCAATTCCAGCTGCTTGTAACATTTCTATCATTTCTGATCCAATGCCTTGGCCGGATAATGCACCAAATGTTAATGCACTTTCTGCTTTATTAATTCCTTCAATCATATCAGCTATTGCTTCTGCTGACTTTTTATTCAATTTTGTTTTAAATTCTTCAGTTGTTCCACCACTCTTTACTAATGCAAGATAAGATCTTAATGCTTCTTCCCCTCCTTGTACCGTTGCTGTAAATATCTGTGTCTCTCTAGTCAATGGTGGGAATCCCATAACCATTTCTTTTAATCTTGCTACAGCGCCAGGTCCTTGTAATTCAGCTTGTGCCATTGCTGTTTTAACTCTAGCTGCTTCTTCTTCACTCATATTTGCTAGTTTTCTTTGAAACATCACATCATTCTGTTGTTCTTTTTGACGATCTCTTATTGAATTAATATCATCTCCTGTTAATTTTGAAAGAGTCATTAAGGTACTAGCGTATTCAGCAGCATTTTTTGCCACTGTTTGGGCATTTTGAGAATTTAATCTTTCTCTTGACCTATTTAATACTGCATAATTGATTAAATTTTCATTTATTTCTTCAAATGTGTAACCCATTGACAGCATTTTTTCTCTTAGTTCTTCTCCCATAACGTTGTTAAGAAGTCCTAAACGTTTTGCACCTTCGGTTACTGAACCAGCTAACATTTGTAAATTTTGTGAATTTGAAATTATCAATCCTGCAAATTCATCAAGTGGTAATCTTGATCTTGCTGCTGCATCTCTAATACTATTGAGGTCGTTCCCAAAAGATGCACCTACTTTAGAAAGACTTTGAAATACTGTTAATGTTTCGTCTAAATATCCTGTTATTTTACCTAACAAAGAACCAATTATAGGAATTTGGTTTGCAAAATCGGTTAACGTTCCGGTTCCACCTTTAAATGCATCAACCATATTAGCAAAGGTTCCCAAAGTAAAACCTACCAACGCTTTACCTAATCCCCATACTGCTCCTAGTACACCGCTTATAGCGTTACCAAAATTATCAACCGAATCTGTTGCTTCTTCTATTTCAACGCCAAATTCATCTACTTTTTTAGTGCTTGATACTATTTCTCGATTTGCAGCTTCTTGTATTTTTCGAGCATCTCTGCTAGTTCCGCCATTTTTATTAAGTGCGTCTAATAATTTTTGTAATGTAGCTTCCGAAGCAGGCCCAAGATTTCCTACTACATTTACAATTTCAACTTCTTCTGCCACGCTGACGACTCCTTAATAACTGCGCATATAAATAGATATGGTATATACTAGTAGTATTTATCGGAGGAAAACCATGACAATAGAAGCACAGACTGCGGATAATCCGCTAAAAAAGTATTTTAGACAACCAAAATTGTATGTTGAACTACCAAGTCAGGGTAGATTTTATCCAACAGGTGCTATAGAAGTACCGGATACCGGTCAATATCCGGTATATTCAATGACTGCTCGAGATGAACTAACCTTTAAAACTCCGGACGCATTATTGAACGGACAAGCCACTGTTGAAGTTATTCAATCGTGTTTTCCTAATATTAAAAATGCTTGGCAGATGCCAAGCATTGATATTGATGCTGTGTTAATAGCATTAAGAATAGCAACCTATGGTGAAGATCTTTCAATAGATATTACAATTCCCGGAACAGATATTGAAAAAACATATCAAACAGATCTACGAGTATTACTAGATCAAATTAGTGTTTCGGAATACAACGAAGTAATTAATTATAATGGTATGACAATTTACATTCGTCCGTTAACTTACCAAGAATTTACTAAACAAGCAATGAAAACCTTTGAAGAACAACGTATCATTGCAATGGTAAACAATGATAATTTAACCGAAGAGGATAAATTGGTAAAATTTCAACAAAGTTTTGCTAAATTAACTGATCTTACGGTAGCTGCGGTTACTCAAGGTATATACAAAATTGAAGTTGATGGAGAAGTTGTAAGCGATACTGCTTTTATATCTGAATTTATTTCAAACGCGGATAGCGGGCTCTATACAGCCGTAACTGATCATTTAGAAAAGCAAAAAGAAAATTTTTCAATTAAACCATTGACAGTAACTACATCTGACGAAGAAAGAACAGCAGGAGCTCCTGATACATTTGAAGTTCCTATATCGTTTGATGCTTCAAATTTTTTCGTATCAAGATCCTGAGTTGGACTGTCGACCGGATCTTACAAGAGGTTACTAACCTTGAACAACAGTCCAAGCAACTCAAACATGAATTGTATAAATTATGTTGGTATATGAGGGGTTCTGTTTCTATGGAAGAAGCATGGGCTATGGATATAACAGATCGTCAAATAATTATGAAAATAGTTGAAGAAAATTTCGAAACCACAAAAAAAAGTGGACTGCCTTTTTTCTAAGCAGTCCACTTTTTTATTTCTTATTTTATCTTGAAGGTTTAGTTACTCTATATCCTGCATCTTTAACTTGGTCAAGTGCTGATTGTAGGTTAGCACCTTGACTACCAGTTGCTACATTTCCAGAACTTGCTTTCTGTCCAGGAGAAAATCCAAAATTAGACTTAGTAACGTTTGATCCGTTTTTACTAAATCCTTTCTTAGCTAGATATGTAAAGAGACTTTTAACTTCACCACCCGATAATACACGCTTCTTAGGATTAGCTGCAGGTGCCGCTGGTTGACCACCCGGAGCAGGAGCAGCACTTGGTGCCGCTGGTTGACCGGCATTTTGAGATTTAAGTTCTTGAGCAACTGCTCTTTGTGCTACACGCCTGGTCTTAACATTTAAAAATTGTTGACCCATCCATTTGTAAGTTTCACCATCCGAAGCTTGATAAGATTGACCCTTTACTAATTCTTCTCTAACATAATTTTCACGTGGTGCTGCAACACTTTTACCACCTGTTGGCATCATCTTGCTAAGTCCACGCTTTATTTTAGCACCGGTTGTTCTTGAACCAGCTGCTTTAAGATACTTCATAACATCTTGAGGAGACTTAACTGGAAAACCTGCCTTACCTAAAAATTTAGCTACAAGATCAACAGTTGGTTGTCCTTGGTTAGTGTTTTTATAGAAAGCCTTAAATTGCTTGAGCATTCCATTGACGTCTTTGTCAATAGCTATCCCAGTAGCAGCAGTATCACTTCCCATCTTAGCAGCAATGCCTCTAAGAGGTCCTTCGTTTGTTTTCTTGCGAACAGGCAACGCAGTAACTTCATATATCTTCATAGATAGGGTCTCCGTAAGTTGCTTTTATTTATCATATAGAACTTACAAAGAAGTATTACAATCAGATATTTTAATTCTTTCTAGAGTTGTGTGCAACATAATGATATACAGTTAGTGGCGCACGCGCCAGTGCTTCGCTTGCGCTCGCACACTAATTTCTCTTAAGTAATTAGCTTTATTAATCTCTCTTATGTGATTAACTGTTAGCGCGAGATGATTTCTGTAGATCCGGTCATACTTCGCCCTTACGGGCGAAGTATAAAAAAAAGCGCTTCGAATCTTTTCTGTGAGTCGTACACCATTCTTGGTAAAAGAGATTTGCAAGTTGCCTTTTGCAGTGGAAGCGGTTGACCTGTACTCCCTACTCTAGCTTCGCGTGTCAACGGGCGGCAGTAATATCCGTACCAATCCAAATTACTTACCGTGTAGGTTGCATCTGTTTCGCAGCGCCTACGTCGTTTGAGCCTTAAGTTAGCTTTATCCTTCGAACAACTCCAGTATCCGGCAATGGACTAACCATAACCTCAAGGAGGGCTTTCACCAATAGGGTTCGTATTTTAAAGCCTTAATTGCCCAAACGCCTTTACTGCCTTGATTTATTGTTTAGGTGTGCCTGTTGATATTGTTTTAAATGCCTCTGAATTAAGCCCAAAAAAATCATTAAAGCCTGTAAATCTCCATGTTTTGCCTGTTTTGTCTGTATAATCTAAATGCCTAATTGTTTTAAAATGATTGCCTTGTGGTAGTTCATATGCTGTGTATATGCCTTTGCGATTAAATTTCATAAAAATGATACTAAAATCGCCATCGTCTGCTGCTTCTAGTGTTTGTTCAATCCAGGTTTCAAGCAGCGGAACTGGACCGTCTGTAAACATTTGATGAAAAGGAAATTCTTTATAAGACTTACATTCACAATTGAAATGTTTCCAGCTATCCGGCGGAACTATGTCGCCTTTTGCTGCTCTTATTTGTCCTTCACTTAGTGTATCCTTGCGAAAGGTATTTTTCCCACCAGTAAATGCTCCAGAGTCTTTAACTCTAATAAATGATTCTTCATACAGCTCAGTGAGAAAATTACTTATTTCTCTTTCGAACGAGCTCCCTTTTGTTTTCGACTTCGACGGCATGATCCGCTGAAATTTCCTTTCTGCGCTTGCGACAAAGTTTTATCACGTATGCTAGTGATTTCCTTGCCCGTATAGCGGTACGATAAGATCTACGACGTCGATATTGTTCTATAAGATCAAAATATTCAAGATATGCTTGAATAAGTTGATCTTGTGTTTCGGTATCTGTTAAATCTTCTCGGTCTACTATCATTCTACTATTTCTATGTCGTTTTCATACGACGTAAATCCATTTTCTTTTACAACTTTTAATACGTGATTAACTCTGCCTACTAATTCATCTTTGTGAGATATAAGGAATACATTTTTATTACGATCGCGCCCCATAGTTTTTAATATGCCTAAACAACTTTCAACGCCTGCTGAATCCATTCCGGAGTCTATTAATTCGTCAATGAATAACAAATTAATTCCTTGATATAATGATTCCCATACATCACGGAATGACCAACTCATGCCTAATATAAGTCTGTTACGTTCGCCTCTTGATAGATTATCAAAATCTAAATCTTGTCCTAGTTGTGTTATCTCAATGGTTAAATCGTTTTGAAATTGTACTTGATGCGGTAAGCCTGCTTTAGCTAGGTAATATGTAAGCCTGTTATTAAGATAAGCTAAATTTTGATCAATAATTTTTTTTCTGATAAATGAATCTTTGTTAGTCAATAGCCTTAGCAGGAATTCTTGATGTTCCTTATAAGCATTTATCTCATTCATCGTGTCCCAATTAATTTCCTGGATTGCAGATTCTTTTAATTGAATAATTTGTGCTTGATAAGGATCTTCTTCATTTTTCTTATCCTCTAATGCGTTGCGCATAGTGGTTAGATTATTTTGATGATCGTATGCCTCTCTTGCCGTCTCATAAAAAGTATTAGGACGACCGTTTATATCACCTATTTCTTCTAACTTAACAAGTATCTTATCAAGTTTGATTTTTATTTCGTTTTCATAAGATATAGCATCATTAAGTTCTTTAGTTTTTTCAAGAAGTATTTCTTCTTTTTTCTCTTCGTGTAACTCTTGCCCACAAGCATAACATATAGCTTGATCTAAACCGTCTACTTCTTTTTGAATTTTTTCAACAGATCGAGAAGCACGATCAAATGTGCTTTCAAATGTGCTTTTTTCTTTCTGTAAAGACCTTATCTTATCATTTAACTCGGTCCAATTAGCAAGTTGATCGTGTGCGTCTAATTCGTTATCTATATCAACCGTTTCAAGTTCTGTTATTGCATTTTCTAGAAAAGATACAGCTTCAATTTGTTTGTTATGCCATACTTTCTGTCTTAATGAAGTTGACTTAATTGTTTCGTTTATTCTGCGATTACTTTCTTCAACAGCTTTTATACGAGCATTTTCTTCAGTTATGCTATCACGAACTTCTTTCATTTCTTTTTTTAACACTTCTGCTTTTTGAGAAAGAATTGTAATACCTAATAATTGTTCTATTATTGCACGTTGTTCGTTTGTTTTTGTTGAAAGAAATGGTTCGGTATAAGTGTTCAACGCAACAATATGTTTGAACATATCGTGAGACATCCCAAGTAGATCGTTAATATCTACTTGGGTTAGTCTCATATCGCCTTGACTTTCGTTAACTTCTAGGTCAACTTCTTCATCGTTTATAAAAAATTTGAGAACACTAGGCGACCGTCCTCTTTCGATGCGATAGGCTATGCCGTCTTTTTCAAAATTTAAGGTTACTAACATGCCTTTGCCGTTAGTTTTGTTTATAAGGTTATTTTTCTTAATATTAGTAAGAGCCTGACCATATAAGGCATAGGACAACGCATTAATAATCGTTGTTTTTCCAGTGCCATTTCTTGATCCTGAATCATCTCCACCTTGGTCAAGATTTTCTCCAAGCACTAAAGTCATTTGCTCTTTATCAAAATCTACAGCTTGGGTTTGATTACCAACTGACATAAAATTTTTGACAGTTAAATCCTTAATTTTAATAGCCATTAAAGATCACCATAGATTTTCAATAGAGTGGTATTATTAAAGTTATCCGATTCAATTGCAGTTAACTCCTTTGAAACAATTTGATCAACTGATTCAAATTTGGTAATGTCAATGTTTGTATTGATGTCTTCGTCTAATTTTGAAGGTATTAATACAATTTCTCGACACTTATATTGTTCCATAAATGTTTCTTTAAGAAAAGAAGCTTCCTCATAGGTAACATCAATATCAAGTGTAACACGAAGATACATCTTGCTTTTGATAAGAGTGTCTTTTTCATCAATTAATTTTGATAAAGTAACAGTTCGATATTTAGGACAATCTTCCCAATCAATATATACTGGATGACTTCCATGTTCAAGTACCATCATTCCTCTTTCATCATCCCATGCATCTGCATAGTTATGAGGAAATGAATTACCCATGTAATGTATCTTTCCTTTTTTTTGTCTCTTGTGAAAATGTCCACTAAAGACATATTCTTGATTTACAAAATGTTCTGATTTAAGATCTCCTTCCTCGGGCATCTTAACCATAGCATTCATGTAAAAAGAAGGAAGTTCAAAATGACCAAAAAGATATTTTGATTTAATATCTTTCATTTTTTTCCATTCTTCGTCAACTAACCACGGAACAAGGGCAACGTCGCCTTCTTCAAAGATTTCGTCAACAACCGTAATACCAGAAATATGTTTTGCAAATTCTGTGCTCTTAACATCTCGATTATATTTGTAATACAAATCGTGATTTCCGGCAAACATGTAAAATTTATCAAATGCCTTACCGAGTTTTTCTAAACAACGCAAAGTTGCACTCATTGTAGTTAAATTTAATGAGTTTCGATTATGATGCCAGTCACCGCAAAATATTCCAGTTTCGCATCCGTTTATCTTTGCTTGTTCAATAAACCAATCTACAAAATCTTCACAATCATCATTGTGTGTGCGAGAGTTTGACTTTAATCCAAAATGTATATCAGTAAAAACAGCAGCCTTCTTAAACATTAATTCTCCTCTATAGTTAATGATTATAGCAGATATTAGATAAAAGTCAATCGTTATTTTCTGAAGTTTCGTTATGGCCAGCTGATTTTTTTTCTAAGTCCTCATTCCATCTTGCTTGTGCGTGCTCCCATTCACCTGCATGTTGTCTAGTATAAGAAGGAGACATGTCATTCATTTCAAGTATGTCGTCTCTTATCATTTGCGCTCGTTTTTCTATATTAATAATTCTTACAAAAGAATTTGTAACAGCCGCAGTATAGTAAGCAAACGGGTTATTTGATTTAGACTCGTCAAATTGTAAACCAATTTGTGAAAGTTGCAAAATAGCTTGCCCTCTCATTTCATCGTTGTATGTATAACCTCGAACATTTCCTCTAGTTCCATAACGATCACAAAGCTTCATCCACATCATTGCTAATTTACGAGTAGCCTGACCTTGGTCTTTTGCAAAGTATCCATTTTCCATACCTCCAACCCAATGACTCTTTCCTACACACCTCAACTCATCATTTTCGTTAAATCTATAATGTTGAAAGGGTGGAAAATTTAATTTAGTCTTTGTGTCGGCGATAGTCTTAGGATTCTTTTTCCTTCCTATTTCTTCAGGAATATGATCAAACGTCATAATTCTAAAAACTAAATCTGTTTTTTGAATTGATTTATATTCAACTTCAAATTCTGCTAGTTTTTTCTTGCCGCCTTCTTCTCGATGAGATTCAAATTCTAATTGACCTAATCTCTTAGCACGGTTTCTTTTTGCTTCCGCAATAGTACGGATATTAATCTTATCAATATCGGTTAATATAATGTCAAATTGATGATCTTTTTCTTCATCAACAAAACTGCTGAATGTCAGTTTTGATTTATGTATTTCTTTTAAAATATCTTTATTGTTTAAGTAATTCTTAGGTTTCATTTAAGTCCTCCAATTCATAGTATAATATACATAGTTAATAAAGTCAACTAAATACTGGTACAGGAGAAAAGAAAAATGCCAGAACCAGGATTAGGTAGTTTTATTAGTCGTAGCCAACCGGATAATATTGGAAAAGGTATAAGACAAGCAGCAGGGAAAGCAAAAAATATAGTTGATGCGATACGAGATCCTTCAAAATTTATGTCATCTATACGTAGTGGAAATTTACCAGCTGGTGGTGAAGTTTTAAAAAGAACACTAACATCTGCTACTGTTGCACAAAGTGGTGAAAGAGATTGGCGAGTTAGTCTTTCGGTACCTAACATTTCTGCTTTTGACAGTCCTATGCTGGCTCCTTTAAGTGAGACAGGTAATAAATTAATTTTTCCATATACTCCGACGGTAATTATGAGTCATAGTGCATCTTATGGTAGCACAAACCCAACTCATAGTAATTATACTTATCATAATTATATCAGTAGTCAAGTTGACGTTATCACAGTAGTAGGTGAGTTTGTAATAGAAAACTCCCAAGAAGGACAATATTGGATTGCTGCTCTTCATTACTTAAGATCAGTTTCTAAGATGTTTTACGGAGATAAAGAACATGGAGGTAATCCACCTCCTATTGTTAAACTAAATGGATATGGAGATTATGTATTAAATCAAATTCCTGTAGTTGTTACTAATTTTACGGTTGAATTACAACCAGATGTTGATTATATTGAATGTCCTGTTAGTGCGGGTAGTGGAACAACTTCTATAGAAGAATTAGCTGATATAGAAAAATCATTTGGTATAACATTCACAGGAAGAACTTCTCCTAATATCAATTCAACAGGAGCAACAAGCTGGGTTCCGACACGAAGCAATTTAACGGTTACATTACAACCAATATACTCTCGTAAAACAATATCACAATTTAGTTTATCTAATTTTGTAGCAGGTACATATGTAACAAATGGTAAAGGATTTATTTAATGGCTGATTACCCTAAAACAAGTCCTTGGAATACTACTAAGATGATAATAGGACCATACATGGATATATTAAATATCCGTCCTATTCCTGCAGACTCTGATGATTTCTTATATGAAATTGAACCCCAATATACATATCGTCCTGATTTGTTAGCTTATGATTTGTATGGTACTTCTAAATTGTGGTGGGTATTTACTCAACGTAACATGGATATAATAAAAGATCCTATATTTGATATGGTACCCGGAACTAAAATTTTCATTCCTAAAAGTTCAAAGCTAAAAGCAAGGTTAAACGTTTAATGTCAAGATTTGATTCATTAAAAAATAGTATAGATAGAAAAATCCCAAGAATAAGCGAGATTGCAGGAACAGATACTGGTCTTAAAAATTTCTTATCAGGTCAATCTATTGAAAAATTTTCAACTAATATCAAACAAGGTGTGCAAGATTCAGTTTCTGCAACTGTATCTGAAGTTACCAAAAAGATTGGATCTAATACTAACAATCTTTTTGGCGGAGCAATACCTCAATCTGTTAAAAATATATCCGGATTTCCCGGAAGTATAACACCACCTTCGGGACCAGGGTCAAGTTATAAACAATTTCAGCCAGGACAAGAACCACCTTGGAATAATGAACTTGAACCATATGCTTCTTATAATTCTATATTCACACTTTCTACTTTGACAATAGAAGAACTTAATAATCCAGACGAAACGTATGTAACCAATTCTCCAAAAAATATTATAATTAAATCGGGTGGCCTTGCCGGTTCCGAGAAAGTTAAAACTTCTTATGAAAAAAATGGTGGCTCCTCTATAGAATATTACATGGATAACATAGAAATAGAAAGTTTCATAGCCCCTAATCCAACAACTGGTATAGCTAACGCAGTAGGAATAGAATTTGATGTATTTGAACCTTACAGTCTTGGAATGTTTATACAAGCTCTTAAGAATGGTGCACAGCAATCGGGTTATTCAAATTATATAGAATGTCCTTTTTTGTTAACTGTTGAATTTAAAGGATGGAATGAAGAAAACGAAAGTGAATTATCTCCTTATGCAACACGTCGTATTCCTATCAAGTTAGTAAATGTAACAGTATCAGCAAGCGAAGGTGGTAGTGAATATCGAGTACAAGGATACGCATTTAACGGACAAGCATTTCTTAATGAAACACAAACCTTAGTTAATGATGTTTCAATAACGGGAAAAGATTTAATTGAGATATTACAAACCGGCGGCGGTTCTTTAGCAGCAAAAATAAACGAGACATTTAAAGGATACGAAGATACAAAACAATCTTCAACAGCTGATAGAATTATAATACAATTCCCCGACGAATTAACTAGCGGAAACAACGAACATTCAACGGTTACTACTCAACGAGCAACAATAACAGAAAATCAAAATCAGCAAATATCTTCTTATATAAAAAGCCAAACAACAATTGACGAATTTCAAGGACCAAGAGATGTTCTAGCTCTTCAATCATATCAAAATGATTTTTCTGAATTTCAAAATTTATACAATAGTTCTGAGATAGCCCAACGAAAAGCAACAGAAGCAAGAAGTAACGTTAGTAAGATGGGTAAAGAAAAGATAATAACAGGATTTGAACATGCTGGAGAAATGCCTTATGCGTTACCAGATGCAACATGGGATCCTGTAAAAAAGGTTTATTTGAGATACAATTTAGATATGCAGATAAGCCAGGATAATAGAAAATACACCTTTACTTCTGGTTCAAAAATTGAACACATAATACAACAAATGATTCTAATAAGTACCTTTGCTAAAACAGCAAAAGAACAATTTAGAAATTTACCATCGGATGGAATGATTACTTGGTATCGAATTGAATCACAAGTATACATGGTAAGAGATGCAGTTCAAGAAGCAAGATCAGGTAGAATACCAAAAGTTTTTGTTTATAGAGTAGTTCCTTATAAGATACATCATTCTTTCTTTACAGGAGCAAATAGAGATTCGCAAGGAATGACCTTCTTAAAATCTCAAGCAGCAAAAGAATATAATTATATCTATACCGGACAAAATAAAGATGTATTAGATTTCAAATTAGAATTTAATCTAGCTTTTTATGTTGCACTGGAATCAAATTCATTTAATGCAAATGCAGATTCAAAAGTAGAAATTGGCAACAATGCAATACAAACTCAAAAAGAAAAATATAAAACTCAAGAAGCTGGATCCACTCAATCAGATGATGCACAACCAATTTCTCGAACAGTTAACAACCAAGAATCTAATAGCTCTACTGCAACAGGAAATGCTTATGATACAGCAGAAGATAGAAATGCAAGACAAATAAATGATGCTTTTCTTAACAGTGCAGTTGATTTATTAGAAGTTGATTTAACAATATTGGGAGATCCTTTTTATCTTCCTAATAGTGGATTAGGAAATTATGTAGCAGAAGATTCTGGACATTTTAATATGAAAACAGATGGTTCAATTAATTACCAAAATGGTGATGTATTTGTTAATCTTTTATTTCGAACACCTATAGATTACAACGATAATGGTACAATGGATTTTGCACAAACAAGGATTGAAAATTCAGAAGTAATAGATGGATTTAGTGGAATTTACAAAGTCATATTAATTAAACATTCTTTTTCAAAAGGTCAATTTACACAAGAATTAAAACTCTTAAGATATCGAAATCAAACAGATAGTCAAATACCTGTTCCTCCGGTTATAGAAGAAACAGATGATCCATCGGCGGATATACAAACGACATCGAATGGTGGATATACAAACGGTGAAAAATATAGTGGCTTATAATAGAACTGAATCAAGAAGTTCGAGTAACATTTCTCCTAAATTAGATGGCGGCCCTTATGAGGCCATTGTTGTTTCTCATTTAGATCCAAAATACATGGGTGGACTCGAAGTTGAATTATTAAAGAATACATCATCCGGTAATTCTCCTCAGCGAACCGGTCAAATGGTAGAAGTACGATATTTGAGTCCCTTTTATGGAACTACGTCAAGAGATGCAACAAAGCCCGAAAAAGGATATGAATATTCTCAAAAATCTTACGGTATGTGGTTTGTTCCGCCTGATGTAGGAACAAGGGTTCTTGTTATTTTTGCAGAAGGAAATCCCGGACAAGGATTTTGGATAGGCTGTGTACAAGACGATTATATGAATTTTATGTTACCTGGTTATGCAGCAACTTCTAGAACGATAGATGAAACACCATCGGCTCTTAAGGGATTAAAAGTTCCGGTTGCTGAATATAATAAAAAATTAGGAACCTCATCTAACTATGCCGAAAAGAAACCTACCGTGTTTAAAAAATCATTTCATAAAGAAATGGTATTAAATTTTATAAGACAGGGATTGTTAGAAGATGAAATAAGAGGAACTACAACGTCGAGTGCAAGAAGAGAAGTTCCTTCGGCAGTATTTGGAATTTCAACCCCAGGACCGATTGACAAGAACGGTCCAAGACATAAATTAGGTCCAGTTGATTCAAAAGCAAACATCTATGTAAACAGATTGGGTGGTTCATCTTTTGTTATGGACGACGGTGACGATAAGATATTAAGAAAAGGATCTCCCGAAAACTCACCAGCAGATTATGTTAACGTAGAACGCGGTGAAAAAGGTGGTAACACTAAATTTCCACACAATGAATTAATAAGACTTAGGACTCGAACCGGGCATCAAATATTGATGCATAACACTGAAGACTTGATATACATAGCAAATGCTCGAGGAACTACATGGATTGAAATGACGTCAAACGGAAAAATTGATATTTTTGCACAAGATAGTGTTTCTGTTCATTCACAACAAGATTTAAATTTAACTGCTGATAGAGATATAAATTTTACAGCATACGAAAATATGAACATAGTAGTTGGTAAAGAATTAAAGATAGACGTTGGTGATTCAATCAGCACAACAGCAGGAACTTTTATAGCATCAAATGCAGGAGATAGTATAACAGAGAATGCAAATACCTTTATAACAAATTATGCAAAAGAAAGTATAACTCATACTGCAGAATCTGACAATATAACCATACTTTCTGGATCTACTATTAATTTAGGTGCATTAGATGAAATTGGAATAGAAGCTAATAATAATATTAAGATAACAGCAAGCCAAGCTATGCATCTAAAATCTATAAATTCAATGTTTGTTACAACTGATCAAACTTATAATCTATATTCTAAAAATGACAGTTTTCATACTTCTGAAACTAATATACATCAAAATTCTCTACTTGATACAAGATTAACACAAGGTGGAAAAATGGATGTTAAAACAACAGGATTGAATACAACAACCGCATTAAAGATACATCGTAATGGGCCAATAGCAGTCGAAGCAGATTCTGCACTTGAAGCAATACTTGCACCAATAGCTAATCCAATTGAACCTGTGCCTCCATTAAGGGCAGCAACTACAGCAAGAGTTCCCGAACATGAACCATGGTATGAACACGAAAATATAAATCCTTTGAACGTTACACCGGATAAAACAAGGGCAGGTACTCAACAAACACAAAGTTTTTCAACTCCTGTATTTGATACATTTGATACTAGAACTACTGGTATTGTAACAGCATCATTCACTACTTCAACCGAAGACAATCCATATGATGCAACACGAGCACCTCGCCCTGTAACACAACCAGTACCAAGAGCAACAAGAGGAACAACCACAGTTCCGTTAGAAGCACCAGGGGAAATCACAGCTTTAGGTTCAAAAACTCAAGCATATGTTGATGCATTAGGTCAACGTGAAAGCGGCAATTCATATGATGCAGTTAATACAATTGGTTTTATTGGAAGGTTTCAATTTGGTACGTCTGCATTAAAAGACATTGGGTACATTAAAAGAACATCAAAGAATAGGAATAGTGCATTAGATAATCCTGTTAATTGGACTGGAAAAAATGGTATAACAAGTAAACAGGCATTTCTCGAAGCAAAAGAAGTACAAGAACAGGCCATGATTGAATATACAAATCTTAATTATCGTTATCTTCTTTCTAAGGGAGGATTATCAAATGATTCTCCTTTAGACGAAAAAGGAGGAATGTTAGCAGGAGCACATTTACTTGGCGCAGGCGGTATGACAAATTGGCGACGTGGAAACGGAGGACGTGATGCTTATGGAACAACAGGTGATGAATATTACAATCTTGGTAGCGGAGCAGTAACATAATGGCTAGGATAATAATACCTACAACTCCTTGTGTTGATCCGGCAAGATTAATAACTGAAGATGAGCTTGAAGTTTTTATACCTCAAATTAATGCTGCTGCTTTAGATGCACCCGGAACTGATGTAAACGGAGTTAAGGATACAGGAGCATATCATACTGGTTCACCTGCAGGGTCAGCAAGCGAAGGTAATTCTGTAGCATATACAAATACCATAATAGAATCAAATGGAGCAGGAAGTCTTGCTAGATTAAATACTTTGTTAGTTGAAGTAGAAAGACAAGATTGGGCAGAAAACGGATCTAATCCTCGTATACTCGAAGCACTTGCAGTAGCAGGATATGATAGAACAAATGACAGAAAAACTTCTTGGTGTGCAGCCTTTATGTCGTGGGCCTTAGTTCAAGCAGGATTTGAAGGTTTAAGAACAGGTAGTTCACAAGCATATAAATCATATGGTTCACCAGTAGACTGGAGGACTTGGTCTAATGTTCGCAAGAATGATATAATTGTTTTCAAAAGCAGAAAAGGTCCCGGGGGACATGTTGGATTTGTAGATCGATATATTCCTTCAACTAACAGAGTTAGGGTGTTTGGTGGCAACCAAGCTGATAGAGTAAAATATTCAAATTTTTCTGTAAATGGTAATTTATATGTAACTGACGTAAGAAGAATAACGGAAATATCCGATATACCAGATACTGGACCAACGTTTGATGAAAAAGAATTTTTATCACCGTCTAAAACCCTAAGCGCATAATGGATAAGTATTAATATGGCAGCGCTCGAAAAAAACTTAATCAAACGTGTAAATGTATCATCAGGAAATTATCCTGATTCGGTAGTAAAAGGACGTGCTTACAGAGGACTTAGTACAGTTGATCCTAATCGGAGAAGTCTCCGATTATATGATCTTGAATTAATTAAACAGGATCTTATAAATCATTTTCATATAAGACAAGGCGAAAAACTTGAAAATCCAGAATTTGGAACAATTATATGGGATATAATATTCGAACCATTAACTGATGACTTAAAGGAAGCAGTAGCCGAAAACGTAACCACTATCGTTAACTATGATCCAAGAGTAGTAGTTAATCAAGTTACGGTTGATTCCTACGAAAGTGGAATACAAATTGAGTGTGATCTCACATATCTCCCTTATAATATTTCTGAATCTATGCAATTTCGATTTGATAGAGAAAACGGACTAATTTCTTAATAGAAATAACAGAGCACTTTTCTATTCTTAATAAATACATTATAATAGGAGAATGAGTGTATGTCGGCTACAGATCGTCAAAATAGACTCCTCGTAGCAGAGGATTGGAAAAGGGTTTATCAAACATTTCGTAATGCAGATTTTCAAAGTTATGACTTTGACAATCTTCGCAGGACGATGATTTCATATTTGAGAGAAAACTATCCTGAAGATTTTAACGATTATATTGAAAGTAGCGAATACCTTGCGTTAATTGATCTTATTGCATTCCTTGGACAAAATCTTTCTTTCCGTATAGATCTAAATGCAAGAGAAAACTTTATTGAATTAGCAGAAAGAAGAGAATCAATCTTAAGATTGGCTCGATTGCTATCATATAATGTTAAAAGAAACCAAGCAGCAAACGGATTATTAAAATTTGATTCTGTTAGCACAACGGAAACATTACTTGATTCTAATAATTTCAATTTAGCAGGACAAACAATTGTATGGAATGATCCGTCTAATTCAGATTGGTACGAGCAATTTATTAAAATAATGAATTCTGCATTACCAGTTAATGGCACGTTTGGTCGCCCTGACAAGAAAGATACAGTAGCAGGAATACCAACTGAACAATATCGTTTTAATGCTATCAACACAGATCTTCCAATTTATAAATTTTCTAAATCAGTTGAAGGAATAGATACACCTTTTGAAATAGTTTCAACTGATTTAGAAGACGGTGAAATAAAAGAAGAATTGCCTATTCTTGCAAATAGTCTTGCTTGTTTATACAGAGATGATGGTCGAGGAGCAGGTTCTTCTAATACAGGATTTTTCAGTCATTTCCGTCAAGGAGTATTAGATCAAGGAATTTTTACAATCAATAATACAGTACCTAATCAAATTATTGGTGTAGATGCAAGGAATATTAATAACTCTGATGTTTGGTTATATCAATTAAATGATCAAGGTTCTGAAACAGAATACTGGACTAAGGTTGAAGCAATTGAAGGAAATAACGTAATCTATAACAGTTTGAACAAAGGCATAAGAAATTTTTATTCTGTTCTTACTAGGTCAGACGATAGAATCAATCTTATTTTTAGCGACGGCGTCTTTGGTAATCTACCAAAAGGAACATTCCGTGTATATTATCGTACTTCTGCTAACCGTCGAGTAATTGTTCAAACTCCAGATATGCAAAATATTAGTATATCTATTCCTTATCTTTCAAGAAACGGTACAGTTGAAACATTATCAATTGGACTTTCTCTAAAGGCAACAGTTGATAACGGAGCATCAACAGAATCAAACGACAGCATTCGTTCTAATGCACCTTCTACTTATTACACACAAAATAGAATGGTAACAGCAGAAGATTATAATATTGCCCCTCTTGGAATTTCTCAAGAGATTGTAAAGGTAAAAGCAGTTAATAGGACGTCAAGTGGAATTAGTCGTTATTTTGATTTAATAGACACTAGTGGAAAATATAGCACAGTCAATCTTTATGGAGTAGATGGTGTATTATATCGTCAAAGTATTGAAGAGAAGCAAACCTTTACTTTTGCTACACAAACAGATATTGAAGGTATAATCTTAAACACAATTGAACCAATATTAAAAGATAGAAAAGTCTTAAATTTTTATTATAAAGAATTTCCAAGAATATTTACATCTGATTTATCTGCAACATGGGTTCAAAGTACGTCTGACACGAACCAGTCAACTGGATATCTAGAAGACGTAGATGGTCAGCCTTATACCGTTGGATCATTTACATCTAATTCTTTAAAGAGTATTGAATCCGGTACACTCTGTAAATTTATTCCACCTGCTGGTTATTATTTTAAAGCAAACGGGACTATTGATGTAGGTGACGGAACTGCTCCGGGAGCAACTCTTTATAAATGGACAAAGGTAATAAGTGTAAATGGTAGAGGTATCGCAGTTGACGAAACTGGTAAAGGTCCCATTGTTTTTAACGACGTTATACCATCTAATGCAATATTAAGTGAATTAAAACCAAAATTAGCAACTTCGATAACTGCTCCGGTTAAAACACAGATTGTAGACCAAACATTTTCTTTTAATACTTTTGGATTAAGATATGATGTACCGTCAAGACAATGGAAATTAGTTGATAATACAAATATTGATATTAATTCAAATTTTTCAACAGGTAAAGCAGGAGACACAAGCAATCAAAATCTTGATGCAAGTTGGTTAATTTTGTTTCAGACAAATGGAGAATCATATACATTAACTTATAGAGGGTTACGTTATATATTTGAAAGTGATAGAGAAATTAAGTTTTATTATGATTCTTCGGATACAATATATGATAATAGAACTGGTAATATAGTAAAAGATAAGATACAAATTATGTCAATTAATACACAACCTGATTCAAATTCTCCTTTCACTATTAATCATGATTGGGAAATTATTGAAGAATTTCGAGATAAAGAAGGATACGTAGATTCAAAGAAAATACAAATTAGTTTCTTTGATAGCGACAACGATGGTGTAGTAGATGATATTGATATATTTGACGAAATTGTAAATCAATCAGTTAATGCCAATACTAAGTATATTTTTGAAAAATCTTATAGGACATCAGACGGTGTAGAAGATTATCGTTATATTTCTCAGTCAGATGCAGGTATTTTGGTTGTTTCTTTTGAGCAAGACATAGGAGCGTTAAGTCAATATCAAGAGGGTGATATATTTTATGTTTCTAGTACCAATGTTTTTAAGGTAGTAGACCTAACTAACATAAGACTTGAAACTATTTCCGGATACAGAGCATATGTAGGACGTGATAATTTACGTTTCTATTATGTTCATGCAGCTGATTCAAATTCAAGAATTGATCCGGCAGTGAGTAATATAATGGATGTTTATATGCTAACACGTCGATATGATTCTTCATTTCGCAACTACCTTGATGGAACTACATCTACTATTCCTCTACCACCTAGTTCTGATGAATTATATCGTAATTTTGGACAACAGTTAAATCAAATTAAAACCATAAGTGACGAAGTAATTTATAATTCGGTTAAGTATAAGATATTGTTTGGTACAAAAGCAAAATCAGATCTAAGAGCTACATTTAAGATAGTAAAGAATCCAGACTTGGTAGTTAATGATAACGACGTTAAAACTCAAGTAATTGAAGCAATGAATCAATATTTTGCTCTTGAAAATTGGGAATTTGGAGAGACTTTTTACTTTAGCGAATTGTCAACGTATGTAATGAATCAACTTGCTCCTGATGTAGTATCCTTTGTTATTGTACCAATTCAAACATCACAAGCATTTGGTAGTTTGTTTGAAATTCGTTCTGAAGCAGATGAAGTTTTTATATCTGGGGCAACAGTTGACGATGTTCAAATAATTGATGCTATAACCGCAACTAGATTGCAAGCAGGAGGACTAGTGGTAACATCTAGCGTAGATCCTAATACAGGAATTCAAAGTAATACACTATCAACAATAAGCATAACTGGAGGAACTAGTTTCTAATGGCTTACGACAATAATCAAAATGAATACCCAATAAACCCAGAAAAGCCTGATCGTAGTGTTAAAAGTACACAATTCCTCCCAAGATTTTTTCGTACACCAACTAATGAAAAATTCTTAAACGCTACCCTTGACCAAATGATACAACCCGGAGTAGCCGAAAAGCTATCCGGATATTTTGGTCGCCGGGTTTCTAAAGCAAGAAAGAAAGATGATAGCTATGTCGGAGCAGTAACTTCTCAAAGAGAAAATTACCAATTAGAACCAGCAACAGTTATAAAAGACGATCTATCAAATGTACTCTTTTATAAAGATTACCAAGATTTTATTAATCAGACTACTGCATTCAAAGGCAATACGTCTAATCATAATATATTAAATGCACAAGAATACTATGCTTGGAATCCAAATATTGATTGGGATAAAATTGCTAATTTTCGTGAATATTATTGGTTACCAAATGGACCACAGCCGGTACCTGTTAGGGGTAATGCAAAAGAAGTACAATCAACTCTTACAGTAGAATTAGCAGAGCAAGGTGATAGCCTTGCCTATTTGTTTACTCCAAATGGGTTCACCCCAAACAAAACTTTAAAGTTATTTAGAGGTCAAACTTATCGTTTTCAAATTAATACCCCTAATCATCCTATAGCATTTGCTACATCTCGATCATTTACACCGGGCGAAGCCATTTTAGTTGCTACGACAGAGGGAATAAAAGCAAGTGGTCTATACGACAATGCTCCATATGACGGAGAACAATATGATGTTGGACCTTTCGTAGTTGATCCTAATCCTGGAGGAGTAACCCCCGGAGAAGCAATTAATCGTTCACAAATATATAATGACGGTGTAACAAGATACAACGAAGAATTTGAAGAAGTTGCTGTTGTCTATGTTGAAGAAGGATTTATTGAATTTAAAGTTCCAGAAAATGCACCAGACAAACTTTATTATATTTCAAAAAATGATGTAAATGTAAGTGGATTTATAAAGATATATGATATTGAAGAAAATACCGAAATCAATGTAGAAGAAGAAATTATAGGAAAGCGTGCTTATAAAACTTCAACTGGATATGATATTAGTAACGGAATGAAAATATATTTTCAAGGAGATGTAACTCCTGAAATATATTCTACAGGTGAATGGTATGTTGAAGGAGTTGGCAGTGAAATAAAGTTGATTAATTCAAATGATCTTGAAATTCCAGCTGCTTATTCAACTAATTTAGAAATACCGTTTGACACAGATGGATTTGATACACTTCCGTATGCAAATTCGTCATCTTTTGCAGGAACGAAAGATTACATCGTTATAAACCGTGCAAGCCTTGACCGAAATGCGTGGACTCGTTATAATCGTTGGTTCCACAGAGGTGTAATAGAAACAAGTGCTATAATAAACGGAACTGAAGTAGAAGTTGACCAAGCACAGAGAGCAAAACGTCCTATTATTGAATTTGAAGCAGGATTAAAGTTATATAATTTTGGATCAGCTTCTAAAACTGATATTGCTCTTATTGATAATTTTACAACGGATGTATTTTCAACAATTGAAGGATCAATTGGTTACAATGTAGATGGCATTGATTTAACTGAAGGACAACGTATCTTATTTACAGCAGATCCAGATAGTTTTGTTGCAAACAAAATATATGAAGTAACCTTTGTTACTTTTGAAAACCGTCGTCAAATTGCGTTACGTGAAACTATTGATACACAACCGTTATTAAACGAAACTGTTTTGGTACAACAAGGTGTAGAAAATGCAGGACAAATTTATTTCTATAACGGGTCTAGTTGGATAAGAGGGCAAGAGAAAACAGAAATAAATCAAGAACCAAAATTTGATCTCTTTGACAAAAACGGAATTTCTTACGCAGATCAAACTGTTTATGATGCAACAAACTTTCGTGGTAATTCTATTTTTTCCTATCGTCGAGGAACAGGAATAGTTGATACTGAATTAGGTTTTGCCCTTTCATATCGTGCTTTTGAAAATGTAGGAGATATTGTTTTTGATTTTAATCTTTTAAATGAAAGCTATACCTATGCTCAATCAAACACACAAATAATGATTGATTCTAAAATAGCCTATCTTCAAAAATATTCACAGAGAGAAGAATTTAGTTATAAAAATGGCTGGACAAAAGGTCGTCGCAATAGTAGACAAAAAGTAACTAGACAATTTTTTGGTGAAGACATTGTTAATGATTTTCCTGTTGATGTCTATAACCGTAGCGGAGAGTTAAATGATCTGCGTGTTTGGGTATATGTTAACAATAACCTAAAGTTTTTTGAAATTGATTATGAAATTAATCGAATAAACGGTATTGCATATGTTCGATTTTTTACAGATTTAGTTCCGGGTGATAGAATATTAATAAAGAGTAATAGTTTAACTCCTAAAAATGATAATGGCTATTACGAAATACCAACTAACCTTGAAAGAAATCCACTTAACAATAATATTCTTTCTTTTACACTAGGTGAAGTTAATGATCATGTTACTACGATAGTTGAAGAAGCATTTGAATTTAATGGTAATTTTCCCGGCAATTCAAATCTAAGAGACTTGGGTGAAATAGATCAATATGGTACAAAGATAGTTAAGCATTCTGGTCCGTTTAACCTTGCTAATTTTCATATAACCGATAAAGAAAACAATATAGTTAAGGCTTTAAGATTTAACAGAAAAGAATATGCTAAATTTAAGAGATTGTTTTTCCAAACTGCTTTTAATTTAGGATTTGATGGAACTATAAAGGAACATGTAGATAGAATTCTAGGAGAAATGAACAAGGCAAAAACCAATACTATGCCATTTTATTTCTCGGATATGTTGCCGTCTGGACCATCTAAAAAATTAGAATATACAGTAGTAGATACAAGAAATGAATTTTTTGCTCTAACTCAGCCATTTACGCTTGGTGAACTATCACCAATTGCAGTTTTAGTTTATAAAAATGAATCTCAATTAATCCATGGTAAAGATTATACGTTTAATGACAATGGATTTTGTATTATTACGGCAGATAAAGAAATTGATGATATAATTGAAATATATGAATATGAAACAACAGATGGTTGTTTCATACCTCCTACTCCTACAAAATTAGGATTGTATCAGGCATATCGTCCTGCAATAATAAATGACACAACTTATCGTACTCCTACAGTAATGATACAGGGTCATGATGGATCGTTAACTCGAGCATATGATGATTATAGAGATGATTTGTTACTTGAATTAGAGACTCGAATTTATAATAACCTTAAACAACCATATAGAACTGATATATTAGATATAAAAGATTTTGTCGGCGGTGAATTTCGTTCAACAAATTATACTAGAGATAGTATAAATGATTCGATGATATATGATTTTACACAATGGTTATCTGTTGTCGGATCGGTTGATTATACCAACAATAATTTTTATGTAAACGGTGATACTTTCACTTACAATTATAAATTTATGTCATCACCTAGCGGAAAACCATTACCGGGATTTTGGAGAGCAGTTTATAAAGAAGCTTATGATACTGATCGTCCACATACAAATCCTTGGGAAATGCTTGGATTTACAGTTATGCCAGATTGGTGGACAGACAAGTATGGACCAGCCCCATATACTAGAGACAATTTAATATTGTGGAATGATTTAGAACAAGGTGCTATAAAAGAACCTGGAACAAATCCACAATATCTAACCAAATATGCTCGTCCAGGATTGACAACCCATATACCAGTTGACAGCCAAGGAAACTTGCTTAGTCCTTTAGATTCGAACTATGCAAAGGGTTATATTTCAAATTTAACTGTTAGAGAATTTGCATTCGGAGACGAAGCACCTGTAGAAACTGCATGGCGTAAAAGTTCTGAATATCCTTTTAGTTTAATAACTTCTTGGTTATTAAATCAGCCTTCAAAAGTGATGGGAATAGGATTTGACATTTCTCGTATTGAAAGAGACTTAGCAGGTCATTTGGTATACACCGAATCACAAGAACAAATAAGAACAGCCGATTTGATTTTTCCTAATACAATAATGGGGAATACAAGAATTAACACAGCCGGATTAGTTAATTTTATGTATAATTATTTGGCTAGTTCTGTTTTATTAAGCTATGAAAATTATAAAGACAGGTTAACATCAATAACAACACAACTAGGTGCAAAAATTGGTGGATTTACTGACAAGGATAAGTTTGAATTAATACTTGATTCTCGTACTCCATTTAACAAGAGTAATGTTTTAATACCAAAAGAAAATTATAATATTTTCTTAAATACTAGTTCTCCGGTTGAAGTAATAAACTATTCCGGTGTAATAATTGAACGTCTAACTGGTGGATATGCAATCCGCGGGTATGATCGTAATTCACCCGGGTTTAGTTATTTTAGAGCACACGAACTTAATAATGATACACTTATTAATATAGGTGGTGTGTCACAATCTTTTGTAAATTGGGATGTAAACAATAGATACTTAGTAGGACAAGTAGTTCAATACCAGTCTAAGTTCTACAGAACCAAAACAGCTCATGTAAGCGAATCATCTTTTGATATAGAAAAATTTGCGGTACTACCAAGACTACCAATAGATGGCGGCCGCGATGTTTATATAAGAAAAAGTTTTGATAAAAGAAGAGTGCTTGAAATACCATACGGATTTGTCTTTAAGACCATTCAAGAAGTAGCAGATTTTATATTTGGATACCAAGCATATCTTATCGATAAAGGATTTATATTTGACTATTTTGATAAAGATGCAGGAGTGGTTGAAGATTGGGTGCAATCAATTAAGGAATTTGCATTTTGGACAACACAAAATTGGCAGGAAAATTCAAGTATTACACTTAGCCCCGGAGCTGCTCAAATTAAATTTAAGAGTGAATTTTCTGTAGTTGATAATTTGTTTGATAATTTTTATGATTATAGTTTGTTTAAAGCTGATGGACAAAAACTAAAAGAAGATTTTACTAGTCGTGTTCGTAATAACGAAAATGATTTTATTGTTTCTCCTCGTGAAACAGCAGATGGAATTTACAATATTAAATTGCCATTAGTTCAAAAAGAACATGTATTGTTATTAGATAATAGAACAGTCTTTAATGATATATTGTATGATTTAGAACCAGGTTATCGCCAGGAGAGAATTCGAGTAGTTGGATATCGTTCAGATAACTGGACAGGTGGTCTTAACATACCTGGATTCATATACGACAGTGCAACGGTAACAGAATGGGAAACAAACAAAGATTATTCAATAGGTGATCTAGTTAAGTACAAAGAATTTTATTATGTTTCGAATAATAAAATTTCTGGAACAGACAAATTCTCCACAAAAGACTGGACTCGTCTAGGCGAAAGACCAGAACCAAAACTTCGTACTAACTTTGATTTTAAAATTTCAGAATTTTCTGATTTTTATAGTTTAGACACGGATAATTTTGATGGAGAGCAACAGAGAATGGCTCAGCATCTAATTGGTTATCAAGATAGAGACTACCTAAAGAATATTATAAATGATGACATAAGTCAATACAAATTTTATCAAGGTTACATTGCTGATAAAGGTACAAAGAATTCACTTACTAAGTTGTTTGATGCACTTGCTTCGGCAGATAAAGAAAGTCTTGAATTTTACGAAGAATGGGGAGTTCGTGTAGGACAAATTGGAGCAGTTGAAAAATTTAGTGAAATTGAATATGCACTTGATGAAACAAAGTTTTTCTTAACTCCACAACCTATCGAATTAACTAATACAATTGATACAAATGACACTCGTTTAATTTACAAGATACGAGAAAGCGAGACATATCTTAAAAATTTAAATTATGATCATACACCCTTTCCGACAGTAGCAAATTTTACAGAATTCTTAAAGACGGCGGGTTATATTCATACAGACGATGTAGTACAGTCTTTAATTGACTACAAAAGCATTCTTAATCTTGATTTTAGTGATCTAACAGAAGGTGATTATGTATGGGTAGGTAAAGAAAATAACACATGGAATGTTTATAGATTTTCTTCATCTAATTATCAAATTGAAAAGATAACCGATTCTTATACAATAAGACAAAACGATTCAACTGCGTCTAATATAACAGATGGAACAGTCATTGTATTGAATGATTCACCTGATTTTGAACCAGGTGAAATAATAGGAATATTTGATGTTAACGAGGGTGAAGGATTTTATGAAATCCTTGATGTTAGAGCAAACGTGTTGGTTCTTGCTACAGAAGGTTTAGGTACAGAAGAAATTTCAAAAGGACGAATCGCAAGATTTAAAAGTAAGAGATTTAGTAACCTACAGTTAGCAAATCAAACTATACAGGACCTAGGTCTTAAGAATGGTGAAATTATATGGATTGACAATGGGTTAAACAGTAATTGGTCAGTATTCAAAAAAGATACCATTTATGCTCAACAAACTCAGATATTAAATCCAGATGCATTTGATTCAAATGATGATCAATTTGCTACATCAGTTAGTGCATCTTCTACTAATAATGAATTAGTAGTTGGTTCTCCCGGAACATTAGATGGTAAAGTTCATGTGTACTCAAGGTCAGCAGATCTTAATAATTTAGTATTTCGCAATTCTATAACACCACCGGAAAATATAATGGATATTGGTGGAAGATTTGGTACTTCTGTTGCACTTTCAGAAGACGGAAAGTATTTAATAATTGGTTCTCCAGAAGCATCAAACGTTAAGACACGATATAAAGGTGAATATTCAACAGTAATAGATTATGAAAAAAATGCAGTTGTTCGTTATCTTGATAGTTTGTGGAAAGCTCGTCTAAGAATATTAGGTGCAACTGACAATATTGAATTTTCAACATTTGATTCTTATAGTCAAATTGCAGAACGTTCTGACTCTAGTCTAATTAAACTTCTAACTCTTGGTAATTATAATTTAGAAGAAACAAACGTTGATCACATATTAGTTCGAGCACCTGCAGATATATATGCCGGTGTTGCAGTTGGAGATGATATAGTATTAAAATGGAATAGTTATACACAAGAAAACGGAGATCAATCAACAGCAGTAGAACCTTTTGACGGAAACATAATAGGCATTGATGCAGATTACATAAGTGATAGGCACACAATTGAAGAAAAAATAGAGCATATCATCTATGTTAATAGATGGAGTGCATTGCCAGAGATAGGGGAACAAATATCTTCAGACTCTGCTTCTGGAATTGTAACCTATTTTGATAACAGTGATGCATCATTAATAATTTATATTAAAAATTTAAATGGAACTTTTGATAGCTCGGGTGACATTTATGATAGTGAAAATACTTTAATTGGTAGTTATGTTATACCTGATTACGATGCAGGAACTGGTCTTGGTGGATACTTACAAATTTCAGCACCTTCTTATGTTAACAGTGTAGTTGACGATGTGTATACAGACGAAGGTAGAGGATTAATAATACAAGATGTATTGCGAGCAACCGAAGCCGAATATACCGATCCACTTCGTCCTAATTTCTATTACAATGTAACTGAAATATTGCAAGATCTTGGTACAATTGCAAATCAAAACGAAGAAATATCATATCTATCTGTGCTTTCGTATAGAGGAGATCCTTACGCATTAATAGAATCTGACCAATTAGACGATCGCTGGGTAGTAAGAGCACCAAAAGCATTTACAGACACGATAACTAATACTTCATTATTAGCAGGAACAGGAAACGGAGATAAATTCCGTTTTTATCCAAATACAGAAATTCCTTTAACTAATCTTGGATTAGGTAATGTAGATTTTGATGTTGAATTAGAAGTTAAGGATCTTTGGGATGGTTATATTGATTTTGAATTTACAGAATTTCAGATAGCAGACGAAGAGCCAGACGGAGTAGTAGGGGATCCATTTGAACCAGTAGTTGGAGATGTCATATCTGATAATACAACCGGAGCAACGGCTGAAGTTGTATTCTATAAGAGAAACTTCAATGATGTTAGGGTTTATGTTAAGAATGTAACAGGAACTTGGAGACTTGGTTCATTATGGGGAGAGTCGGGTAACGTATCAAGACAGGGTTCTCCTGTTCGTACCATAGGAGCAATACGTCAGGTATCGTTAGGAACTTCTGAAGTTGGTAAACTTATCGTAATAGAAGAAAATGATCTACTACAAATACCAAATCTACAAAGTATATCAAGTCAAGAATATTGGTTTTATACAGAAGATTTTAATATATCTGGTATTCCTAGGGACGCTAATTTACCATCTTCTAATAACAGAGATTGGATACAAGTTTACAATATAGAAGCAACGGAATTTGGAACAGAAAGTGGATACACAAACCAAGGAATGTATTCAGTATATGAACGTAGAGTAAGAGGTTCATACGAATACGTCAATTCGTTTGTTGTTCCAGAAGCAGAAAATGATAGAAGATTAGGAGCCCAAGTTAAAGTTTCTAAGCAAAATGATTTGTATACTTTTTATATTTCTTCAAGTGGAAACGGAACGGTTAACTTACCTGGTACTATTAATATGGTACTACACGGAAATAGAAATGGAATAACGTATGTTTGGGAAAGAGCAAAAGATCGAAATTACCGAGGAATTTTCCAGGATAATGTTTTCTATAAAGAAAATGAAATTGTAAGAGTTGGAACAAAAACCTACCATTCTATAACTAATTTAGCACCCGGTGTGTTTGATGAAGAAGATTGGATTGAAAGTTCTTCTGATGTATCATACACAGGATATATTCCAATAAATGCAGAAGATAACATAAATGACGATATCTTTTCACCTGGAAATCCAGATAGCTCTGTTCCGGGAATCTTGCAATTTGCATATGATTTTGACATATCTGACAATGGACAGATACTTGCAGTTTCTTCAAAGCTAACTGGAAATGATAGTACAAAACAATCAACTATTGAAATTTATCGTAGAGAAAATGACCATTTTAGTTTGTCACAAGTGATACAAGCACCTGAAGATTTTACAGGATACGGAGAATCAATAGCATTATCAAATAATGGTAATTTCTTAGCAGTGGGTGAACCATACAATGATTCAAGACGAGTTGATCAAGGCCGTGTTCATATCTATAAACAAACAGCCGGAACTTTTGTTTCAAATCAAATATTAAAAAGTACCAGTAACGAAAAAGCTGAAAAATTTGGATACAAATTATCTTTTGACGACAACCAATTAGTTATCACAAGTTTAAATGGAGATATCAAAGCAAAAACTACTTTTGACGGAGATTCAACATACTTTGATCAAAGATTAACACGATTTGTAAATATAGACTTTAATACAGGATTGGTACAGCTTTATGAAAAAATTAATGATACATTAGTTTATGCTGATGCATTCTCTTTTAAGGACATAGATACCGATTTAACATTCTTTGGTGAAAATGTATTAGTGAAAAATAATCATGTATACATCGGAATACCACGAGCTAGATTACAAGATGATCTGTATGAAGGATTGTTGTTAGATTACAGAAAGCCAAAAAATACAAATACATGGTCGCTTCATCGTGAACCAATAGATCCTGTAAATATAAATGATATTAAAACCGCATTTGTTTATAATAAAAGAACAAATCAATACGAATCTAATGTTGATTTTATTGATCCAATACAAGGAAAAATTGCAGGTATAGCAGATCAAGATATTACCTATAAGACATATTATGATCCTGCCATTTATAATATAGGAGATGAAGAGGTTATAGTAGATGAAACTGAACATTGGGCAGAACGTTATGTTGGAAGAGTTTGGTGGGATTTAACCAATGCGTTGTTTATAAATCCTTATCAAGGAGATATAATATATCAAACCAATTCCTGGAATAAATTATTTCCTGGGGCTAGTATTGATGTATATGAGTGGGTAGAAACAACCTTGTTGCCATCCGAATGGGATAGTTTGTCTGACACAGACGAAGGTCTTGCAAATAATATTTCAGGAACGACAAAATATGGTGATGCCGCATATACAACTAAACAAAAATATGATAGCATTGCACAAAGTTTTGAATCAAGGTATTATTATTGGGTTAAGAACAAAGTAACGGTACCAAATGTAGAATTTCGTACTATAAGCATTAATGATATAACAAATCTAATTGCAAATCCATTTAGACAACAGTATCGTTTTGCAAGTTTATTATCTGAAAATAGATTTTCTCTTAATAATTTAGATAGATTCCTTGAAGATAAAAATCTAATAATTAGTTTCCAATTTTGGGAATTAAACAATAGAGATATGAACATACATAATGAATATCAATTAATTACTGATGGATTAGGAACAAGTAAACCAAAAAGAGATATTGAAACAAAATGGTTTGATTCTTTGGTCGGAAAAGATAGATTCTTCCAAGAAGTACCAAATATAGAACTAAGTCCAAAAATAAGATATGGAAACCTAAATCGACCAAGACAAAGTTGGTTTATTAACCGCAAAGAAGCACTTAAACAAGTAGTTGAAAGAACTAATGCAGTATTGCTCGAAAATCTAATAGTGGATGATTTTGATCTATCAGCACTCGAAGATCAAGATCCTGCACCTTCTATTGTAACCAATTTATTTGATAATATAGTTGATAATTTTGCACAATTACAGTTTGTTGGAACATCCCGATTTTCTCGAGCAATATTAACTCCTGTTATAGAAGATGGAAAAATAACAAGAATTGATATAGCAGAGCAAGGTAGAGGATATCTAAGAATACCAACATTTCAGATTATAGGAAAAGGTCAGGATGCTGATTTTGAAATCACACTTGACGGAATTGGTCGAATTTCCGGTGTAACTGTAACAAATGAAGGTTTTGGATATGATTCTACAACTTCTATAATTGTACGTCCGTTCTCTATATTAGTTGAAAATGATGAATTTATTAATAATAAATGGAGTATATATAGCTGGAATCAAACCCTAAGAGAATGGGAACGTCGCAGAACACAAGATTATGATGTAACTTCATATTGGGAATATTCAGATTGGTATGCAACCGGTTATAATACATTTTCACAAGTTGATTATACAATTGACGAAGCATATGAATTAACTGCATTAAATGATATAATTGGAAATGTAACTAAGATTCGTAATATTGGTTCAGGTGGTTGGTTATTGCTTCTTAAAGTAGACGATCAAGATACTATTGACTATACTGTTAATTATGAAACAATAGGTAGAGAAAATGGAACAATACAATTTAGTTCTTCTCTTTATGATCCAGCTGCTGGACAAACAGGATTTGATGTTAACAATTATGATATTACATTATATGATAGTGAGCCAGCAATAGAGATACGTAAGATATTAGAGATAATAAGAGATGATCTGTTTGTTGATCAATTAGAAGTTGAGTATAACAAACTTTTCTTTGCAAGTCTCCGTTATGTATTTACAGAACAAGGATATGTTGATTGGGCCTTTAAAACTAGTTTTGTTAAGGCAACCCATAATGTTGGAACTTTGCAACAAAAGACTACTTATCAAAATGATAATCTTCCAAGTTACGAAGATTATATATTTGAAGTTAAACCTTACAAAACAAAGATAAGAGAATATCTTTCAACATATGATAGCAAAGATGACACCCATTCTGTTGTAACAGATTTTGATCTACCACCTTCGTATAACGAAGACCGTAAGAAAATACTTCCAGAAAGTGTAAAAATAAGAGATGGAGTATTAACAGGTGTAACAAATAAGACACAGTCTTATCCTTGGAAACATTGGCTTGATAATTATGCTTATTCGGTTACGGAAATAAGAATAAGCAATGGTGGAACAGGATACACAGAAAGACCTGTTGTTCGCCTAATAGGTGGCGGCGGTACAGGAGCCACCGCAAGGGCAAATATCGGATCAGGTTCTGTAAATTCAATTACTGTATTAACTTCTGGGTCTAATTATACATCGGCACCAAAAGTTGAAATAGAAAGACCTCAAATCGAAGGAAGTGTACCAGCAAGAGCGTCTGCTATAATTGGAGACTCACCTGTTCGTAGTTCTCATATAGCTGTTAAATTTGATAGAGTTAATGGATCGTATTACATCCTTAATATAGATGAATCAGAATCATTTAATGGTACTGCTTCTCGTACAAACTTCAATTTAAAATGGCCTATGGATTTAAGAACCAATACAGTTTCTATAACAATAAATGGACAAGAAGTATTACGTTCTGAATACGAATTTAGCAATTTACTTGATGAAAGTAAAGGATATGATAGATATAAAGGACAAATAAGATTTACTAATCCACCATCTAATGGTGCAGCGATTGTAATCAATTATAAGAAAAATGCTCTTATGCTCACAGCACAGGATCGTATTAATTTCTATTATAATCCAACGTCGGGACAATTTGGTAAAGATCTTGGACAGTTAATGGATGGTATTGATTATGGTGGAGTTGAGGTTCGTTCGTTTGGATTTTCAGGCGGCGGCGGCTGGGATACCGAACCATGGTATACCGGAACATGGGACACATATGATACTACCTTTGAAGATGAAATCTTTACTTTGGATGGATCAACTATTGTTCTTGAACTAGCACAACCATTAGAAAACGGAGTTGAATATAACATTTATAAAAATGGTATTCGTTTAGATGATCCTAGTGATTCAACTCCATCTAATCCAAACGCTGTAACACAACCAATACAAGGAGACGGTGTAACTGATGTTATAAATCTTCAAAATATTAATATTGATGCAGGCGATGGCGATGTTATTATAGTAAGAAAATCAACTTCTGATGGTTCGTTCCTTCCAGATCCGGATTCTTATGACACCTTGTTACAAGGTGGAGACATGGCTTATCAAACTGCAAAAGGTATTGCAGCCGATCAAATTGTAGTAGACGGTGATGGATTTGTAACTCCGACTACCAGTAAAGGACCAGAAGAATTAATTCCTGGACAAGTACTTGATACACTTGACATACAAGTGTATGACAGAGTTGGAAACGGAGGATCTCGAATTTATTCCGCTAATTATATAACAGATGGAATAACAGAAACCTATCCATTAGTTGAAAGACCAAATAGTCAAGATGCAATATTTGTTAAAATTTCAAATCAAATTGTAAATTCTTATTCAGTAGATTGGGAAACAAACGAATTAACATTTAATGCAATACCGGTAGCAAATCAAGAACTTAATATTGTAGTGGTAGGGGAAAGCGGAACTAGTGTTCTTGATGCAATAACCTTAACAGGAAACGGAAGCACTTCAACTTTTTCAACAGCAGCAAGATATAGTGATGGAAATATAACAGCAAATGTGATGGTTAATGGAGTTCCAACCGAAGTTACCTTAACAAAGAATGTACGTGAAAATGAAATTTCTTTGATAGCAGACGGATCAACTGTAAACTTTGAACTTCCTTACTATCCAAGTATTGATTCAGTAATAACAGTAGACGGCATTGAGCAATTACCGCAATTCTATCAATATCAAATTTTAACTGACGAATTTGGTGATAATCAATATGTTCTATCATTCTTAGATAATATTCCGTTATCCGGAAGTAGTGTAATTATATACGACAATATTGGTAATACTGATATTGAATTTGCTGTTCCTCCAGCAGAAGGCGCAACAATAAGAGTTATTGTTTATGATAGTCCAACGACTGTTTCTAGCGTAGTTGAACTTGAACAATTAATTGGTGACGGTTCAACAGAACAATTTGAATTAAGCAATGCACCTTTCTCTCAAGATCCAACTAGGTATCGTACCTTAGTTGAAGTAGACGGACAAATGCTATCGGCAGGATATACTCAAGAATTTAATGTAACAACTGCTCGCGAATATATTATTGAAACTTGGCAAATTCCAAGAGGAACCATTGCAACTGATAATCTTAGAGTTTTCTTAAATGGAGAAGAACTTGAACAAACAATTAGTTGGAGATGGGACACTTTTAATTCTTCAGTTCTGTTGTTTACAGACATAGGTACAGTAAATGACAAACTTCTAGTTTATATAATAGACGACGGTGAATATACTATTGAAGGATCTACTCTAACATTTGATACAGCACCTGCAATAGATGCTACTATTAAAGTTTGGCAATTTTCTAATCATGATGTACAAGATATCAATCGCAAAACATATGATATAGTTGCCCGGGAAGCAATCATAGTAGGAACAGAAGCCTATTCAACGTATAATCAATTGTCAAATGGCATAATTAAATTAAAGTCACCTGCACAAGATGCACAATATGTATGGGTTTCTATAAATGGTGAAACACTTTCTCCAAGTGTTGATTACTATGTAACAGACGATTTGAATAGTTTTCGAATCGTACGTGAATTAGCAGAAGGGGATGTTGTTGACTATATACACTTTACAGCTGATAAGAAAACTGATACATTTGGATTTAGACAGTTCAAGGATATGTTAAACAGGACTCATTATAAGAGACTTGATGAAACCATGACTTATATTCTAGCATCGGATCTAAATTGGTGGGATCTTCGAATTGAAGTAACCGATGGAACAACATTACCAGAACCTAATAAAGAAAAAAATATTCCAGGAGTGGTTTTCTTAGATGGTGAACGTATTGAATATTTTGTCAAGCAAGACAACACTTTGCGTCAATTACGTCGAGGCACATTAGGAACTGGAGTAAAAGATCTTTATGTAGCAGGTACAAAGGTGTACGAGCAAGGCCCTGGACAAACAATACCGTACAAGGATCAAACAAGAACTCAAGTTTTTCAATCCGATGGAACTACTAACCTTTACACGCTTGATTTTGTTGCATCAAATGTAGATGAAATAGAGGTTTTTGTTGGAGGAAGACGTTTAAGGAAAACAGAGATACAATCATTTGATAAAACAATTGATCAAGATTCTCCAGAAGCAGACATTACCCTTCCTGTAGAATTTTCAGTAGACGGTACAACTTTAACACTAACTGAAGATCCATTAGAAAATTCAAACATTGTTGTAGTACGAAAAATAGGAAAAACTTGGACAGACCAAGGAATATCCATTCGTTATGCAGATAATGACATATCACGCTTTATCCGAGCAAGATCGGTTGAGCTACCAGAATAAATACAATTGAAGGTAGAATAAATGACATCATTTTTAGACAAACCAGGAGTGTTAATACAAGGACACATTCATATTTTTAACCCAGAATCTGGCGAAACAATAGTGAATAAAAGAAACGCCATACATTACGAAAACATGTCAATTTCATTAGCAGAGAGTCTTGCTAATGCAGGACAAGGTTTTATATATGAAATGACTTTTGGCAATGGAGGAACAAGTGTCGATCCAACTGGAATCATAACTTATCTAACTCCAAATAGTACAGGAACTAATGCTAGTTTGTACAATGAAACTTTTACAAAGATAGTAGATGATAGAAGTGTGAACAATTTAGATCCAGTTCGAAATAAGACAGAAACACGTCATGTAAGCGGAACAAATTATACAGATATATTGATAACATGTTTACTTGATTATGGGGAGCCTAATGGACAAGATGCGTTTGATACAGCAACAGAATCTAACAGTCTTTATGTTTTTGATGAATTAGGACTGAGGGCATATTCAACGTCTGGCACCGGTCGTTTGATCACTCATGTTATATTTCATCCGGTTCAAAAAAGTTTAAACAGACTTATACAAGTTGATTACACTGTAAGAGTACAAAGTTTGACGGGGTTTAATGAATAATGGCATATGAAATTGAATTTACAGATGTAGCCAACAAAGGTACAATTTCGATTGAAGACAATACAATCAATCAAGAACTTAGTATTGGTTTAGTTGGAAGAAGAAATACCAGCTTCGGCGCAGTCATTGCAGAAAATTCTCTTCAAATGTTAGAACATTTTGCATCCGATGAATCACCTAATAATCCTATTGAGGGACAACTTTGGTATGACACAAGTATTGGATCCGAACAACTTAAAGTTTATAATGGAACTAATTGGGTTGGTGCAGGTGGACTTAAAAAAGCAACGACTGAACCCGATGTAAGTTCTTCGGTTGCAGGAGATTTATGGGCAGATACAGATAACCAACAGCTTTATTTGTTTACTGGATCTGGCTGGTTATTAGTTGGTCCTCAATTTTCCGAAGGATTAACGACAGGGGCTAATCCAACAACTTTAACTGATACAGGTAATATTAATCATACAGTAATTGAGATTATAGTTGATGCTCAAACAGTTGGAATTATAGCAACCGATCAGTTTATTCCAAAAACGGCTATAGCTGGATTTAGTACAATTAAACCAGGTATCAATCTTTCTAATTTAGACGTAACAGGAGATGGGGTAACTAAGTTTCGAGGAACAGCTGAACAAGCAGAAAATTTGGTAATTGTTAATGAAACGATTGCAGCTTCAAATTTCTTAAGAAGTGATGTAGTTTCAACTACAAATAACACTTTTAGAATTAAAACAAACAGCGGATTAGTACTTGGTTCTTCTTTGCCTCTTAGCATAAGTATTGAAGGAGAAGCGGCAGTACTTACTCATAATACAACCGGTTCAAATATTGATTTTCGTATTAATGATAATGGTACAGTTAAGACTGCAATTAGAATTAATTCAGACACAACGGTTGGTATTAACAATTCAAATCCTGAAGAATCATTAGACGTAGTTGGAAACATACAAACCGATTCATCTATAATTGTAAACGGAATTACTCAAAGTTCTACATTTGGAACCGGCGCAATTGTTACAAGAGGTGGGGCCGGCATTGCTAAAAACTTAAATGTAGGGGGAACATCTAGATTAATTGGTACTACTACTTTAGCAGACGCAATACCAGATACAGTAACAACTTCTACAAATAGAGATTTAGGTTCAACATCTGCAAAATGGAATAACGTTTATGCGAATAATTTTCGTGGTAACTTAGTTGGAAACGTAACCGGTACAGTTTCAGGCAGATCAGGGTCTGCAGATAAATTAACTTCATCTACTAATTTTAGATTGTCAGGTGATGTTAGTGCTCCGGAATTTATATTTGATGGCCAGACCGGCGGAACCACTAAAACCTTTACTACAACCATAAGTAATACCTTTATATCAAATAAAACAGGAGTAACATCTTCGTTAATCGATGACGAAATATTAATTAATCGCGTATCTGGAACAACAGGATTATTTCGAATAAGTAGAGCTAATTTGTTTTCTTCTATTCCAACTAATCCCCCGGGAATGATTGTTCCTTATGGTGGAGCAACAGCTCCACCGGGTTGGTTCTTATGTGACGGAGCAGAATACAGCCAGGTTACATATTCTAATCTATTTAACGTTATCGCTTTTAATTTTAAAGATCCTCTATTAATATCAGATGGCGGAGTAACATTATTTGGCATACCAGATTTACGTGGAAGATTTCCATTAGGTCTTGATGATATGGGAACAGATGAAGGTGCAGCTAACAGAAATACTTCAAATGCAGCAGACTCAATAGGAGCAAGCGAAGGAAATGAATCAAAAGATATTACCACTGCTAATTTACCAGAACATGAACACGATCTACGAGCTCCAAACGGAGATCAATTTTATGCTATAGCAGATATTGCAATAAGTGGTAGTTCGGATCCAACTGCTATATCGTATGATGCTCCAACCGGTACTAGTGCAGGTTCGTCTATTGCAACTTCTGGAGGAATTCTAGAAGGAGGATTAACAGGTAACAGTGATTACCGTTCAGTTGATGGAGAATCACTTGGATCAAAACTTGATGTTATGAACCCGTACCAAACAGTTAATTATATCATCTATCATGGGGTAACATAATGAGTTATAGATTAAACAGAACAGACGGAACACTTTTAGTTGATCTTATTGACGGAGAAATTGATACAGATTCAAGCGATTTAATATTTGTTGGAAAAAATTATAAAGGTTGGGGAGAACAATTTAATGAGAATTTTATTGCTCTACTTGAAAATTTTGCTAATTCGGCAGCACCAACCAAACCACTAGAAGGTCAGCTTTGGTATAATACTAGTTCTGGTAGACTTGAAGTTTATGATGGCGCAGGTTTTAAAGCAGCCGGTGGCCCGTCTGTTCAAAGTACCTTCCCAAATAATCCAGTAGCAGGCGACCTTTTTATTAATACGCAAGATAATCAGTTATTTTTCTACGATGGTAATTTGTGGACATTAGTAGGACCATTGTGGACTACAGGACAAGGTAAAACAGGTTTTGAAACTTCTTCAATCCTTGATATTCTTGGACGATCACGAGTAATATTAAGACAGTTTATCCAAGGAACTCTTGTAGGAATATGGAGTAATACTTCTTTTACACCTAGATCGGGAGCAGAGATTACAGGAATATCATCACCTATATTAAAAGGATTTACTCCTGTAGATGAAGATACTTTTGAATTTAACGGAACAGCACTTAACTCAAGAAATTTGATAGATAATGTAGGCACGGTTCGTAATTCTTCATCATTTCTACCTGCAGATAGTGACGGTGTTACAGTTGGTACTTTAACGATACAAAACACAGGTGGCCTAACTATTGGTACCGCACAAAATAATGTTCAAAAAATAGTAGGAACCACTGTTGTTACAGAGATGGGTCTATTAGATAATGATTATAAGATTCGGGTTCGCTCTAGTAATTTTGGATCTCTTTTGGTTGATGCAATAGTAGTTGATGCTTCGACTGGTAGAATTGGTATATTTGAATCAAATCCTGCTTACACTCTTGACGTTGATGGAGATGCAAGAATAAGTGGTAATCTAATAGTAGAAGGATCTACTACAAATATTGATGTTGCTACCCTACAAGTTCAAGATAAGAATATTGAACTTGCTATTACTTCTGATAGTACATTATTAGATGATGTAGATGTAGACGGTGGCGGCATTATATTAAGAGCGTCAGGTAGAGAAAAAACATTAACATGGAGTAATGCAAACACAGCGTGGACTTCGAGTGAAAATTTTGACTTAGATGCAAGCCGTACTTATAAAATAGACGGAACAACAGTTCTTTCTTCCACTGCTATAGGTACTGGGATTACATCAGCAGACGGATTGACTTCGATCGGTACATTAGACGAACTTGATGTAGATAGTATTAATTTAAATGGTGTAACTATAACTTCAACTGGTTCGGGATTAAACCTTATTTCAGCTGGTACTATAACAGTTAATTCTCAAAAAATAACAGGAGTATCAACACCAACGGTTCCAACAGATGTAGTTAACAAATCTTATGCAGATTCTTTAATTTCTAGTAATCCGGTTTATCTCAGTCTTGATATTTCAGGATTGTCAAACGCACAAATTGCTACAGTTATTGAATCTCTTGTTTCAGCATCAACTAAAACAGAAGGCACTGTAGCAAAGATAGTAACTACTTCGTTCTCAGGAACCACTGTTACTGGTATTGTAATTGACGTGGCTGTGTCACCGGCAACTACAGAAGTGCTTGAAATTTCAAGAGTTGCAGTTGATTCAAATGGAACACAAAATGAATCCGTGATACAGGATATTGCGGCAAATAATACAGCTTCGGGTAATGTTACCCTTACTACTACTCGTGGATTAAAACAATTTACGGTAAGCAGCGGCGCATGGACTTTTGACCAAGACCTGCCAACAGGGCTGTGATGATAAATATTACCAGCTAGGGGTTAAAACAATATGGCATATCAGGTTAATAGATACGATAATACACTAATTACTACGGTTGAAGATGGAACAATTGATCAAACAACCGACATAAAGCTTGTTGGAAAGAATTATGCAGGCTATGGTGAGATACAGAATGAAAATTTCTTATTCTTACTTGAAAACTTTTCAGGAGCAAATCAGCCACCAAGGGCAGTTTCTGGACAGGTTTGGTTTGATAGTTCAGCAAATAAACTAAAATTTTATGATGGAAATAAATTCCGTACTACTGGAGGTTCTGAAATTTCAACCTCTGAACCAACTGGATTAACAACCGGTGATTTTTGGTGGGACACAGGAAATGATCAACTTTATGTTTACAACGGAACTGCATTTGTCCTAATTGGACCACAAACAGCAGGAGACGGCGTAACCCAAATACAATCGAGAAATATCAAAGATACACTTAATGTTAATCATTCTGTTATTGTTTCTGTTGTTGATGATGAAGTTATCCAGGTTATTTCAGCAGACGAATTCACATCAAAACCTGGTGATCCAACAGAGATAGATGGTTTTGATGTAATTAAAAAAGGGTTAACCTTAAAGAATACAAAAGCAGCAACAAATGGTGTTACAACAACCGATCATGTATATTGGGGAACAAGCTCAAATGCACTAAGATTAGGTGGTGCATTAGCAAGTGATTATGTTTTGGCAAATACTGCAAATTTCTCAGCAATCGTTAATTTTGCGGATTCTGGAATTACAATTGGTGATTCACAAGATCTTAAGATTGGTATTGAAAACGGAAATGAAGGTTATATATCAAATACTGTTGGTGCTTCTAACATTATCAAGCTAAAAGCCAATAATTCAGGAGGAACATTAACTCATTCATTAACAGTTACCGCAACAGGAATGAATCCTTCGGCTGATTCTACATTTAATTTAGGTACAAGTGGTATAAAGTATGCTACGGTTTATGCTGACGTATTTGATGGCGCAGCAACTCAAGCAGATACATTAAAAGAAGGTAGTAATTATCGTTCGGGTGATACTAGCGCAACAGCAAATACGGTTGCAGTTCGTACAGCATCCGGAAATATAGCAGCTAATCTTTTTCAGGGTGTTGCAACATCTGCTCGCTATGCAGACTTGGCAGAAAAATATCTTACAAATGGTAACCTCGAACCAGGTACAGTTGTTGAAGTTTGCTCACACAGTGATCATACAGATCATGAAGTTTGCGAAGCGTGTGGTTTGCATATGCCAGTGGGTGTTGTGTCGACAAATCCAGCAATGATGTTGAATAGTGAGGCAGAAGGGCAATATATTGCACTTGTTGGACGTGTTCCGGTTAAAATTTCCGGCGCAGTAAACAAAGGGCAACCCATTTATGCTAGTCATTCAGGCATCGCTACAGTAAATAAAGCATCATACTTAATTGGTATTGCACTTGAGTCAAACTACGACGATGGTGTTAAATTAGTTGAGTGTGTATTAAAGGTATAAAAAAATGGCAGTCGGAGATACAATAACCGCGGCGCGGTATAATAATATACAGGCAAGAATAGCAACTGTTCTAGGAATAGGTTCCGGCACAGACGGATACGGACAAACATTAAATAGTTCAACAGTTAGTGTCGGTGCAACAGTTACGGCTCAGGATATGCAAAACTTATATGATGATATGGTTGCAGCTCGTGTGCACCAAAATGGAACTATTCCAACATCAATTGCAAGTATATCAATAGCAGATGTAATAGCAGAGGATGTTTCAACGGATCCAAATGGTGCAGCTAAGGGATATGCAGATTTCGAATCATTAATGCCAAATATTGAAACAGATAAGTTTCTTGTAGATGTAACTCAAGCATCTCTTGAATCGGCTATTAGTTCAACAAGGGTATCGGCTTGGAATGGTACATTAACTCATGAATTTAGCATTACCTTTAATAGTGCAGACGATCGCCGGCATTTTTTTAATGCAGGTGGTGAAATAAGACTTACTGCATCATTAACTAGTCCATCGGGATCAAAAAGTACAGATTGGGCAACTATGTTGTCAAATATGGGAATAGTTAAATTAGGTTACACAAATACAATTTCAACAGGATCAGGAACTGGGTCTGCTATTGGAAATTATGATTTAACTGGTTCTTATCAAAATATTTTTAATAAAACTGGTTCCGGCCTTTACACCGAAAATGATTATAACGTTCAAGCTAGGGAAGTCTCTCCGAGTGTAATACAGATTAGAGTTCTATTCCAAGATGATGATACGGGAGATCCAGGAACTGACGAAAATGTAAGTGGAACATTAACTAGTACCATTCAGCAATATCGTGCAACCGGTATATATGTTGAAGTAGATACACCTTCTTACTCAAACGATACCACTCTATAATACTTTTACGGTAAGTAGTTCAGTAGGAGGTTCCTCATGGACGAAAGACTTGAAAAGGCGTTAGAATTTTCTAACTATACTGTCACTTTAAATAATCAGATACGATTATTAAGTGAAAAATTTGCAGAAAATAATATCTACTATTACGGCGGTGGACAATTTACTGCCACCGAACAACGTATGACTTTTTGTGATATGTTGGTTAATAGAGGACTTGAATCTGTTACGTTAATAGACGATAATGGAACACCAATTGATATAACTGATATTTCCCAGTTTCTTCAAGAAATTATGGATCTTTATTTTTCATCAACTAACGAATTTAGAACAGAATATGATAAGCTTCGAAAGAATCGCTCAGTTAAAGGAATAACCGAACTGTGAGCAAAGGTATATTAGTTTTTGCTAGGAATAATAGTCAGGTTGATTATGTTAAACAAGCAGTATTTTTGGCAATAAGGGCAAAAGAATATTTAAACTTACCAGTTTCGATAGCAACCGATGCAATTGACTATGTTAACACATTTCCAAAAGTTTTTGATCAAATCATTTCTGTTCCGTTTAGAGAAGGCAAATCATTAAAGAGATATCACAATGGAACACTAGTTCAAAAACAACTTGAATTTAAAAATGATGATAGGGTTAGGGCTTATGACCTAACCCCTTACGACGAAACATTAGTATTAGACACCGACATAATAATAGGTGATGACAAATATCTTCATTGCTTTACTCAAATCGAAGATTTGTTGATGTATAAAACAGCATATGACTTGGCAAACTTTCGTGATTATTCAGAATTTAAATATCTTTATGATGCAGGGATAGATTTCTATTGGGCAACTTGTGTGTTCTTTCGTAAAACTAAAACTAATAAAATCTTTTTTGATCTCCTTCAACATATACAAGACAACTGGTACCATTACAGAACTATATTCCAAATAAGACAATCTACTTTTAGAAACGACCATGCTTTTAGTATAGGTGTACACATAATGAACGGATATCAAAGTGGAAATTTTGCATCAGCTATGCCCGGAAAGTTATTTTACACAGCGGATAGAGATATATTGTGGGAATTAAAGGGCAATCAATATTTGTTTCTAATTGAAAAACCAAATTATTTAGGAGAATATACTCCTATCAAATTTAAAGGTACTATACACGTTATGAATAAATTTAGTCTAAGTGATGTGATTGATAAGGAAATCTAATGAAAGGATATTTGGTATTAGCTCAAAATTCAGAATATGATTATGTCCTCCAAGCATGTTTATTAGCAATGAGTTTGCATGCCACAAATCAAGATCCAAAAATTTCTATTGTAACTGATGATGTTGTACCTTCTAAATATGTTAAATATTTTGATCAGATTATTTCAATTCCTTGGGGGGACAGTGCAATCGACAGCACATGGAAGGTAGAAAACAGATGGAAGTTATATCATGTTAGTCCATATGAAGAAACTATTGTTATGGATACTGATATGCTCGTGCTACAAGACCTTACAGCGTGGTGGAATTTTTTAAGCAGTTACAGCGTGTATTTTGTAAGCAACCCCTGTACATACCGCGCACAAACGGTTACAAGCATGTATTATCGTGGGGGCTTTGTTGCTAATGACCTCGCTAATTTGTACTCAGGATTTCATTATTTTAAAAAGTGTGATCAAGCTAAATTACTTTATAAATGGATAGAGTTTATAACACAAAATTGGGAAAGATTTTATGGAGAATTTCATTCTGAAAAATATCCCAATAGAGTATCAATGGATGTAACCGCAGCAATAGCAGCTAAGATACTTAATATTGAAAATGAAATAATAAATTCGTTAGCAAAATATCCAACTTTTACACATATGAAACCTCATTGTCAAGACTGGCAGTTTCCTAAAGATTCGTGGCGCAAAGTTGTTGATGTTCATTTAACTCCTGAACTTGATTTGTTTATAGGTAATTTTAGACAAAGTGGAATTTTTCATTACACAGAAAAAGAATTTGTAACAGATAAAATAATTAAAATTTATGAGGATTATTTGAATGAACTTTAAGATAGGGAAATATAAATTAGAACAACGAACAATAGAACCAACTAGTTTCTATGTCTATTTTGATCCTGCAAAATTAAAAATTGAGAAGATAACAAATTTACCTGCGGAAAATTATGAAGAGATTTCTTTTTTTCTAACTACACATGATGTAGTTAAAAACTTTTTAGACGGAACAAGAAAAATCGAAGATGCTAAAATTTCTTTTAATCCAGAATTAAAAGAATTTGAGATTGTAAAACTCAATCAAAAAGAATTAACAGTACACGATTATATATATGAATTACTTGAGTGTGAGGATGCAGACATTTCTCTCATACTTGATTATTCTAATACATGTTGGAAGATATTGCTAAGTGAAAGATTTATGATATCGCTTTCTCTTAATAATGTTATAATCGATTCATTGTTGCAGTTTTCGGTAACAGAAAAAGGAAATCCTAATATACTTCATAAGATGATAAAAGTTCCTTTTGACCATTTGGGATCGAATAATTATTATATTATTCCGTTTGATTCTCAATTTGAACTTGACAAAACACCGGTTTCAATTTACACTATGAAGAAGTTTAATTCGTATTCTTTTGAGGTAATAGATGAGTAAAAAATTTCGAGTAATAGATTATGACATAATATATCTAAGTTATGATGAACCAAATGCTGAAAAAAATTATAATGATTTGTGTCGTAAAGTGCCCTGGGCAAAAAGAGTACACGGAGTAAAAGGGTCTGATGCTGCTCACAAGGCTTGTGCAGAGTTATCAGAAACCGATCGGTTTATAACAGTAGACGGGGACAATATAATTCGAGCAGACTTTCTTAGCCAAGAGATAGATTTTGAAGAACATCGAGATTTAGAAAAGTCTGTTATATCTTGGTGCGGAAATAATGTAGTAAATGGATTAATGTATGGCAATGGTGGATTAAAATGTTGGTCAAAGCAATATGTATTAGATATGAAGACACACGAAAATGCAGATCAGGATAATCCACATGCACAAGTTGATTTTTGTTGGGACGTAGAGTACATACAAATGAATTCATGTTATTCGGATGTGTATAATAATTCTACTCCCCATCAGGCATGGAGAGCAGGATTTCGTGAAGGTGTTAAGATGAGTTTAGATCGTGGCATTCGACCTACAAAAGAAGAATTCTTAAAGAATCACTGGAAGAATTTACATCGGCTTTATATATGGTTAATGGTAGGAAAAGATATAAAGAATGGTAACTGGGCAATAATGGGCGCAAGACACGGATTATATATGACAATGTGTACTGGTAACAATTGGGATTATATACAGGTAAGAGATTTTGAATATCTTAATGAGTTATGGGAACAAACAAAAACAGAATACGAAGTTAATGAGTTTTCAGAAGAATTAGGAAAAATGATAATTAAAGAATTAGAAATTCCTATATCAGCAATTCCTCTAAATTCAGAACAGAGTTTGTTCTTTAAAGAAGTTTATCAAAATCCAGCTAGGTCGTCAACTCAGCAATTTATAGACAAGGAATAGTATGGAATCAAAAACATTTTGCGCAATGCCTTTTATAGGTATTATGCTCAACACAGATACATTTATACGATTTTGTTGTATAGCTTCTGGTCCAGAAGCTATACTTAGAGACGAAAATGGAAAAAAGTTAGCAGTTGGAACATCTAGTATTGAGGAAGCCTGGAACAGCGAAAGCATGGTAGAAGTAAGGCGTGCAATGATAGAGGGTAAAAAGGTTACAGCTTGTAGTCATTGTTATAAGCAAGAAGATATTGGCAAAACAAGTTTTCGTGAAATGATGACAAACGAATGGAAGCATCGTTTAGGCGAATCATTTTATGATTATGTGCAAGAAGCTGTCGAAAATGATATGAAGATTAAATTGCCTCCTGTATATTTAGATTTGCGACTAGGTAACCTTTGTAATTTAAAATGTCGTATGTGTAATCCATTTAATAGTAGCCAAATTGCTAAAGAACATTTTCCTTTGTATGAACAAGATGAAGGATATAAATCCGTTTGGACTTCTGAATTTGGAAATAATCCAATACATTTAAAAGAAGAAGAAGTTGTTTTTGATAGTAATTTTTTATGGAATGAAATTATAGGAATGATACCTAAGCTTCAAAAAGTTTATATGACAGGTGGAGAACCTACTCTTATTAAGAACAATTACAGATTTATGGAAGAGTGTGTTGCAGCAGGATATAACGATCAAATAGAATTATTCTTTAACATCAATTGCACTAACGTAACTGATAAATTTCTTGACTTAGTTTCAAAATTTAAAAGTATAAAGATTAATTGCAGTATTGACGGTATAGGATCAGTAAATGATTATATTAGATCTCCTAGTAATTGGAACAAAGTTGATACTAATTTTAGAAAATTAGCATCCTTGTCTAATGTAAGACTTGGAATGAGTCCAGTAATTCAAGTCTATAATATCTTAGATTGTCATAACATACTTGAGTATGCTAATCAAGTATCAAAAGAATATAATAAATCTATTAGTGTTGATTTTTTGATAAATGATCATCCAACATATTTAGATGTAACTATTATACCTTTAGAAATACGAAAAAAAGGAATAGAAAACCTTTTAGCCTTTAAACAACAGAATAAAATTGAAGACCATATAACACAAAATAGTATAAATGGAATAGTAAATTTATTTGGAAGACCATTGAGAGATAATCACAAAGAGATTTATCAAAATTTTATAACTATGACAAAAGCATTAGACAAATCAAGGAAAGAAAATTTTACTAATTCTATACCAGATCTAGCAAAGGAGTTAAATTTTGAATAACTCAAAAACTTTTTGCGTTCTACCTTGGACACATATGGCAACATGGACAGATGGTAGCGCCTTACTTTGTTGTGTAGCAAAGAATAGTCATAAGTTAAATCTTAATGATAACACTGTTTCTGAAATCTGGAATAGTGATCATTTTAAAGAAGCCCGTGTTAAGATGTTAAACGGAGAAAAAGTTTCAGCATGTGAATCTTGTTACAAGGAAGAAGCAGTTGGAATTAGAAGCCATCGTATAAATGAAAATAATCTATGGATTAAAAAATTAGGGCAAGAAAAGATTGATAGTCTAATTGAAGCAACCGACGTTGACGGAACGTTAAATGAAGATTTAGTTACGTTAGATTTTAGATTAGGTAATACCTGTAATTTACAATGTGTGATGTGCCGTCCTCAAGATAGCAGTATGTGGTTAAACAATGCTAAAAAACTAAAGGATATACTTGAAACTGAAGCTAAATGGGATTGGCAACACAAAGCAGACATTGATACAACAAGATTTGATTGGTATAAAAATGAAAAATTATGGGCTGATTTTAACGGTATGTTTTCTAATATACGCCACATTATATTTGCCGGCGGAGAACCATTATTAATTAAAGAACATCTTCGATTAATAAAAAAATTAGTTGAATCAGGGCATAGTAAAAATATTGAATTACGTTATCACACAAATGGAACTACATTAACTGAAGAAATAATAGATCTTTGGAAAGAATTTAAGTTTGTTGAATTGATGGTAAGTATTGATGCATGGGGAAAACATCATGATTATGTTAGATATCCGGCAGACTGGCAGCAAATAATAACTAATCTAAATAGATTAGATAATACACCAGATAATATCGATGTTAAGATTTTAGCAACCATACATGCTATGAATATATATTATATTCCGGATTTTGCAACTGAGTTACTTAAACAGGATTTTAAGAAGATAGGAAAGTTGCATCATGAAGGGTTGTTTCACGCAGGAACCGTACACTGGCCTCGTTATCTTAATATACAAATCTTCCCACAGTGTATTAAACATAAAATAAGAGAAAAATGGGAAAGTTATATCGAGTTAAATAAAAATTACCAATGGACTAGTAAAATTAAAAGTCAATTAGAATTTATGGATTCTGAAGATCATTCAGATTTGTTCCTTCAATATATTGATTATATTGACAAACTTGACAAAATAAGGCATACAGATTTTAGTAAAGTTTTTCCAGAATTTAAGGATATATTAGATGGATGAATTAGATAAGTTAAGAAGAGATATATTAGAGAGTGAAACATTCTGTTTTTATCCGTTTCTTGAAGTAAGCACAAGACCAAATGGAGTAGTTTTTCCATGTTGTTATTGGAATGAAAATGATCATTTATCTTTAGAAAAAAGATTAGATGATAAAAATTCTCTTGATACATTCTGGAACAACAAAAAAGTAATTGATACTAGAAATAAAATATCAAACGGAACTAAAGTTAAGGGTTGTAAAATATGTTATAGAGATGGTGCATCTAGCATGAGGGCTAGAAGTATAAAGGAGCATATAAATGATAGAGATAAATTACAGATAGTAAAAGATACTTTAAACAATGAAGGTGTAGCAAAACATTCACCAAAAAAGATAGAACTTAAACCAAGCAATCTTTGTAATTTGAAATGTCTAATTTGCAATGCTTATGATTCTTCTCAGATTGAAAAAGAGTTGTCAGACTTAGATGAAAAGTTTAATGGAATTAAAACAATAGGTGGAACATTCTCAAGAATAGTAGGAAATCAGTCTGGTGTGTGGGAAGGTAATGTAGGACAATATGTTTTGAATGCTAATTCTAAATCTAAATGGGCAGAGTCAGATCGATTCTGGGAAGAATTAAAGATATTGCTACCAAAGATAGAAGTTTTAAGTTTTGCAGGAGGCGAACCAACTCTTAATCCTATAGTCAATAAAATACTAACCTATTGTGTTGAAACAAAAATATCTAAAAATATCACCGTTTTTATCAGTAGTAATTTTACCAATCTTAATCCTAAATTTCTTTCAAATATGAATAACTTTAAAAAGTTTGAATTAATTGCTAGTATAGATGGTACAGAAAAGGTACAAGAATATACACGGTTTCCTTCTAATTGGAATAAAATAAAAGAAAACTTTGAAGAAGCTAAGACCTATATGCAAGGCACGGAAATTAAGATATTAACGAATATAACGGTAAGCATAATGAATATATTTCAATTACATGATTTGTTTTGGTATATTGATGAACAAAGTAGTAAACATCCTTATTACAACGAATGGCCATTTAATATTAATTTAATTAATTTTCCGGAACAGCAACGCATATCGATTATACCTCCGGAATTTAGACAAGAGATAATTGATAATCTTAATCATTATCTTGAAAATGGAGATATCATTAAATTCTTTCCTGATTTAAAGATTAAAATTGAAATGTTAATACATGAATTAAATAATGAATGGGACAAAGAAGATTCCGTTTTCCAATTAACTAAATTAAAAACTATGTTGGTTACTTTAGATGAGCATAGAAAAGTGTCCTATAAGGATGCAATACCAAAACTAGATGAAATATTTAAGGAATACGTAAAATGAAAAAACCAGTAACATTAAGTGGAATTGAATATACAAAGATTGAGAATAGATCAAATAGTTTGTATCTTACATGGGTGATGAATAATATCTGTACTAATAGTTGTTCTTATTGTCCTGAAGATTTACACACTGGAAAAAATCATCATTATGAATGGAATCATGCTAAAAAGTTTCTGAAAGATTGCTTCGATCGTTATGGTAAAGTGCAATGTAGCATCTCCGGCGGCGAACCAACAGTTAGTCCTTTTTTTAAAGAAATAGTAGATCTTATATACGACAATGGTGGATTGGTAGTATTAACTACCAATTTTGCAAGGTCTGTTTCGTGGTGGAAAGATGTGGCCCCAAAGATCAGTAGTTTATCATGTAGCTATCATCCAGAGTTTATGCCCACAAAAGAATTTGACGACAGTCTAATTGAGAAAATAACAGAAGCAGCGAAGGTAACTTGTGTTACGGTTCGAGTGATGATGCATCCAGATTATTGGGATCAATGTATGAATTTTTTTAAACGTATACAAGATTCCGGTATAGAATGTTCTGCAGAAATTGTCCGTATATTGGACAATTTTGGAATAGGAGAGGCTTTTTGTGTTATTAATTACACCGAAGAACAAGAACGCATCTTACGTGAAGTAAAACCCTACATAAATTGGCCAAATAACCTTCCGGATACATATCGACATAATGTACTGAATTCTTATTTGATTTCAGAAACTAACGAAATAATGTTAGATTTCCCGATAGCGTCGGAAATATCTAATACTATGAATAATGACTTTAATGGTTGGAATTGTAAAATTGGACTGGAAAGTCTATTTGTGCATTATGATGGAAATGTGCAAAGGGGCAACTGTGGAGTAGGAGGTCATCTTGGCAATATTACCACCAAAATAAACTGGCCGACTGAAAGTATTATCTGTAATAAAACAGTTTGTCATTGTTTAGCAGACGTATTGATGTCAAAGGAGATAACATGACAAAAATATTATTAGTTGCTGGATGTAGTCATTCTAATGGCTCCGAAATAACAGCACCGGGATCTCATAGAGATCCTAATGATTTAGAAAGATGTTTTGGAAATAAAATTGCACAACGGAATAACATGACAATGGTAAACATTGCATATGCCGGAGCATCAAATAAATTAATTGAATCTAGTATAGTAAAGAATCTCAATAAGCTAATATCAGAAGGACATAAATCAGAAGATATCATAGTGTTAATTGGATGGACTAGTCATCCGAGAGAATATGTGGTAGAGAACGGAAAGTATTACGGATTTACTCTTAATCAACATAACATGTCATCGTGGAAAAGATTTGCAACTTTAAATCTTAGGAAGTTTTATAAAGTATGGTTGAGGTTTGTAAATTATGAATTATTGTCGATTGAACATGTTATTCGACATTTAACAATAACCGGATACCTTAAGAATAAAGGTATAAAATATTATGCTTTTAACGCAGTTGACAGAATAGTTCCGCCGGCAAACGAATTTGATCCTATTAATTTTTTTAATAATTACAAAATAGACGAAGTAGGATATAACGAAATAGAAAAAGATATTTATTATAGAAAACCTTTTTCTTATAATGATTCTTATTTCCAAACTTTAATGCTTGATTATAAATTAGATCCAACGGATAATAACCGTTGGTATCATTATGCGGAAAATGGTCATGAGATATGGGCAACCATATTAGAAAAAGAAATGAAGTTACTTGGATTATTATGATGAAAATAAAATCATCTTTTTCTAATATAAAATTAAATGATTTAAAAGATCTAACAACACCGGGTCTAAAAAATACTAGACCTGTATTTCTAGGAAGGTGGGAAGAACATGCAACTACTATTGATAAAAAATGGACTTATTATATAAATGAAATAGGATTTAGAAATTCTTGGCCGGAAAAAATGAAAGATCATATTGTTGGAATATATGGATGTAGTAATATCTTTGGTGTTGGAGTTCCAGACGACCTTGTTTGTACTTCTCTATTACAAGAGAAATTTCCCGAAAAAACATTATTAAACTTTGGAGTAATGGGCGCTTCTGTCTCGCATATAGCTAGGATATTTCTTATATCTAGTCAACTATTTAAAATTAAAACGGCATTTTTTAGTCTTCCTAGTATATATAGGATTCTAATGGTAAATGAAGCTGGATATTATAATCTACATCCGGGAACTAATTCCTTAAACAAAGATGGATTAGAAAAAAGAAGAAAACAATACTATCAATCGATAAACGAAGAAACCTTATTAATGAATTATTTAGACATAGTGGATCATATTATATTAATTGGAAAAGAATTTGGAATTAGGATATATTTTAGTTCATACGAAGAAATAGTACACAAAATATTAATAGAAAATTATAATGACAGTTATATAACAAAACCGATGTATAATAGTAGAAAGGCTACAGATAATAATCATCCTTGTTATCTTTGTCATAAGGATTATGCAACGATAATTGAAAAGAAATTATTAACTAATGTATGATATTGTATTCTTTGGAGAAAGAAATAATAATTGGGATATTCTTAAAGAAAGATTTCCAACGGCAAAAAATATAACTAATTTAGAAAATATCAACAAGATAACATTCACTAAAATGTATTGGTTAGTTTATGATGATCTAATTATAAACGAAGACTTTAATTTTGATTATAAAATAGAAGAATGGGATCAAAAATATGTTCATTCTTTTCTCAATAATGGAAATTATAATGGAATATCTTTAATACCTAAAACGAAAAATATATCAAAACGAGAAGCAGAATATAGGTTTTTCGTAGACAAGAAAGAAATTCCAATTGAAGCATCAACTCCAAATCCATATGATGTAGTTTTTATATCATACAATGAACCTAATGCTGATAAGAATTATAAGAAATTACTTGAGATCGTTCCTTGCGCAAAAAGAGTAAACGGGATAAACGGGATACACCAAGCTCATATAGAAGCAGCAAAAATATCAGATACTAAAATGTTATGGATTGTTGATGCTGATGCTATAGTTGTAAATGAATTTAATTTCTCTTATTTGCCATCCGTTTGGGAACAAGACGCCGTTCATGTCTGGAGGTCAAAAAATCCTATTAATGGATTATCTTACGGATATGGTGGAATAAAACTTTTTCCGAGAGATCTTACTTTGTCACTTGATATTAACACACCAGATATGACTACTAGCATAAGTGATAGATTTAGAATACACGAAGATATTTCTAATCTAACAGAATTTAATACTGATCCTTTTAACACTTGGAAATCAGCTTTTCGTGAATGTGTAAAATTGTCATCTCGAACAATAACAAGACAAAATGAAAAAGAAACACAAGACCGTTTACAAATCTGGATGACGGTTGGTGCTGATATGCAATATGGTATATATTGTATAGACGGAGCTCGTAGTGGAAACGAGTACGGAATAAAAAACAAGGATGATAAAAAGGCCCTTGCAATGATTAACAATTTTGATTGGTTAAAAGAAAAATTTGATGAGCAATGTAATTAAGATATTAAATGGATTAGAAGAAATTTATCAAGACAATTTTATAATTCACCTAAAACGAACATTAGAAAAGAATCCAGAGGTAGAAGATGCAATGTCTGATGCACTTAGCATTGGACAAATAAAAAGTAAAGAATGGTTGATTGATCATTTACCAAAAGAACTTGGAAAAGTTTTTATTTGTGCAGGTTGGTACGGAACTCTTGCAGCAATGATGTTCCGAGCTAACCTTAATATAACAGAGATAAGGACGTTTGATGTTGACCCAAGTTGTGCTGTCATAGCAGAAAATATGAATAGAACAGAAGTGCAACAAGAATGGAAGTTTAAAGCCAGTACATTAGACATATTAGATATGACATATCCAACAAAATATGTTACTTATAGGGCAAACGGAACTTCGGTACTACTTGAAGAAATGCCAGACACTATTATCAATACTAGTTGTGAACATATTAAATATTTTCAAGAATGGTATGATCATATACCAACAGGAACAACATTAGTTCTTCAAAGTAACAATTACTTTGAACACAATCAACATATAAATTGTGTTCCTTGTTTAAAGGAATTTAAAAAGAGGGCACCTATGTCGGAGATATTTTACGCAGGAGAATTATTTCTTCCAAAATATACTAGGTTTATGTTAATAGGAAAAAAGTAATGTATCAAATACAAGACATACGAACTATTCATCTTGAAGTGACACAAAAATGCCAAGCAGCTTGTCCAATGTGTGATAGAAATATGCGCGGTGAAGGAATAAATCCTCACATTAATTTAGACGAACTAACACTTGAAGATTGTAAAAAGATATTTTTACCCGAATTTATTAAACAACTCAATACTATGTATATGTGTGGCAACTTAGGAGATCCAATCATAGCAAAGGATACCCTTGCAATATTTTCGTATTTTCGAGATCATAATCCTACCATGTGGCTTAGTATGAATACAAACGGAGGCGCAAGAGATGTTCGGTGGTGGCAAGAGCTTGCTGACACAATAGGTAAAAATGGTGCAGTTATATTTTCAGTCGATGGACTAAGAGACACTAACCATTTATATCGTCAGGGTGTAAATTGGGATTTAGTACAACGAAATATGAATGCTTATATAAATCATGGTGGCCGAGCAAGGTGGGATTTTTTAGTTTTTGAATATAATCAACATCAAGTAGAAGAAGCAAGACAGCTCTCGTTACGGTGGGGAGTAGAAAGGTTTATTGCAAAAAAGACTGCCCGATTTGTTAAATCAAATTCGGAAGCTAAAGAAGAACACCAAGCTAAAGATCACAAAGGTAATGATACCACAAATATTAAGAAACCAGAACCTCAATACCAAAATGAAGAATTAAAGAAACAAGCATTGCTAATTGAACAATATGGATCAATGGATGCGTATTATGAGCAGGTCCCTATAAAATGTAAGGTAAAAGACGAAGGAAGTTTGTTTATAACAGCCGAGGGATTAGTTATGCCATGTTGTTGGACTGCAGGTCGAATGTACAAATGGTGGCATAAAGATCCTAAAGTAGAACAAATTTGGGCATTTATTGAGATGTCCGGAGGAAAAGAAGCATTAGATGCACGACAAGGGTTAGATAAAGTATTTCAAACTGGAATATTTGATCGAATTGAAAATGCTTGGAATAAGAATGATCGATTAAAAGTTTGTGCTATGAAATGTGGGATCGCCTTTGATCCCTTTACTGCTCAATTTCAATAAGTATTAATATGACATTACCATCTAATACATTTTGTATCCTTCCGTGGATACACCTTTCTTCTCGACCAGACGGAAAGATGCGAACTTGTTGTACCAGTAACGCATCATCGGTTCAAGATCCAGATTCAAATAAAAAAATAGGAGGGGGAGAAGTAGGCGTAGTTAAAACCGATGCAGGAATACCAGCTAATTTTAATCATACTACTCTAGAAGAAGCATGGAATTCAGAATACATGAGAAACGTTCGAAAAACAATGTTGCGTGGAGAAAAACCTGCACCATGTTTAAAGTGTTATAAAGAAGAAGAATCTGGACATCTTTCAAAGCGTAATTGGGAAACAGCATATTGGGAAAAGAGATACAGTGTAGATGAGTTAGTTAATTCTACAAATGAAGATGGATCTTTGCCAACAAAAATACGTTATATCGATTTGAGATTAGGATCTAAATGTCAATTGGCTTGTGTGATGTGTTCACCACATGATAGCTCAGGTTGGATTAAGGAATGGCAAACTATACATCCGCAAATACAAAATGAACGATTAAAGAATACAAGTAAGTGGGAAAACAAAGGTCGTAATAACGGAGCAAGTTACAACTGGCATAAAAATAACCCAAGGTTCTGGAATGAACTTATGGATCAAATACCACATATGTACCAATTGTATTTTGCCGGAGGCGAAAGCCTCATTATAGACGAACATTATGAGTTACTTGAAGAATGTATAAAACGTGGATATGCTAAAGATATTGAACTACGCTATAATTCAAATGCAGTAGAATGGAGAGATGACCTTTTTGATCTATGGGCAGAATTTAAACGAGTAAGATTTCATTATTCTATTGATGCATATGGAAAACAAAATGATTATATTAGATTCCCTTCAAAATGGGAACATCAAGAAAAGATATTTTGGCAACTTGACCAAACTACTGACAATGTAGAGATAACAACTGCAACAACGGTGATGGCATTAAACGTTGGATATTTGCCCGAATTAGTTAAATGGAAAGTTGAACAAGGATTTAAAAAAATTAATAAGTGGCCATTTGGTGCGGGATTGATTAATATGCACTTCGCATACTGGCCACCTCAACTTAATGTAAAAACATTACCAAAAGATTATAAGAATTGGGTACAAAAAAAATATGAGAATGAATTCTATCCTTGGCTTGAAGATAACTGGCAAAAATCTACAGGTGTTGAGGATGTTTCATACGATCAATGGAAAGATGCTCCGTATGGAATAAAAAGATATAAAGGAATTATTAATTTTATGCAAAGTGAAGATTGGAGCGAACGTGTTCCTGAATTACAAGAATGGTTAAAATTAATAGACCAAAGTAGAGGATTAGACAGTGGGGAGATCTTTCCAGATCTACGAAAGTATATATGACAGAATTAGTTCGAATTGAGCATATTGATAAGAAATATAAAGAATGGGTTCGTGTAGAATGGAATCTTGGTAAAAGATGTAACTTTGATTGTAGTTATTGCCCACCTGATCTACATGACAATTCAAGCGGTCACGCAGATCTAAAAAGCTTTGACAATACTATTCAAAAAATAAGAGAATCATATATTGATAAAAAAGTAAGAATGAGTATAACAGGTGGAGAACCATTTGTGCATCCTCGCATTCTTGAAATACTTTCTTTGTTTTCAAAATATAATATAGATGAAGTTTCTACTATTACTAATGGTAGTTTACCATTAGTAAAATATGAAGCCTCTTTTGAACATCTTGATCATTTAATTTTTAGTTGGCATTATGAACATTTAAAAGAAGAACATATGAGGAATGTTTTATATGGATTAAAGGATCGACCAATACATGTACATCTTATGTTTTTACCTGGACGTTTAGAAGAGATTAAAAATACGGTTAGTTGGTTAGAAGATAACGGAATTAGATATAACATAAGAAGGATCAGACCTTTATTTACACCAGTTGGTGGATTTAATCTTCCTGGCTCAAGTGGAATGGAAGGAATACATTCAAAACAATCACCTGATGGTTATTATTCTCAAGAAGAGTTAGAATATTTAGATACCTTTTCAAAAGCAGGTACAAGTCAAGATAATGCTGAATTTTTTACAACAGAATCTAGTTGGTTTGATAATGTAAACACGTTATTAAAGAATAGGCAAAATTCTTTTGTAGGATGGAAATGCATGGCAGGAATTGAAACATTGTATATAGAGAATGATGGAAATATTTTTAGGGCAACTTGCAAACAAGGTGGTCCGATTGGAAACATAAGTGAAGATTTTAAAATTCCAAATAATCCAATTATTTGTGCTAAACAATGGTGTAATTGTGCAGCTGATCTAAACACAACAAAATGGAATAAAAATGGCTAGTTTTTGCAAAGCAATCGATCATCATGTGTCAATTAATAGTCAAGGGTTAGTTCGTCCTTGTTGTTGGTTTAAGGGCGGAACAAATAGCGACATAAGTGAAGCAAGATCTAATTTTAAAAAAGAAATTAAAAGTATTGATCATCCAGGTTGTATCAAATGTAAAAATTCTGAATTAATCGGAGTAAAAAGTCGGCGCATTTTTTATGAAGAAAGTTGGCCTGCTTCTTCGGGATTGAATTATTTAGATATAAGTTTCGCTAACACTTGCAATCTTGAATGTTTGATGTGTAATTCAAGTAATTCAAGTAAATTGTATAAAAGAGATATAGAACTAAAGGGCAATGATTTTCCTGTTTCGGCACACAAACATGCTACGATGGATTTTAATCGCATCAAAGAATTAGCAGAAATATGTAATAGCTCAATTGGAGAATTTTTAATTGATGTAAAAGGAGGAGAACCAATGGTAACTCCAGAATTTGTATTATTTTTGTCTATGCTTGATATAGAATTTAAAAAAAGATGCACGTTAAAGATTATTACAAATGGAACTAGGATAATGAAAGAACTTCCTTCAAATTTTAAAAAGGTAAAATATCTTTTTAGCATAGAAGCATTAGGGCAATTATATCAATATATAAGAGGTGGTAAAGAATTTACATCAGATCAAATGTTTGATATTATAGAAATGATAAAAACTGAAAATATTAAAAACTTTCAAGATGCTTCATATAATTTTAGCATAACCGTTATGTCCTACAATCTTTTTAATCTTGTAGAATTAGATAATGAGATTGCAGATAGAGGATTTTGGCCTCCTACTTATAACACCATATTAGTAAATCCAGATTTTTTAAGTTTTGGGATTTTACCACAACAGTTATCAAATATGATGATAGAAAAATTAAAAGAAGAAGATGTAAAATTCAAACCAGTTATTACTGCATTAAAGAACATGGAAAAACTTGACAATAATAAAGTTGAGATGTTTATTAGATATACTCGTATGATGGAAAAAAGAAATAAAATGCCACCAATTGAAGAAATAGTGCCAGAGTTTAGGACTATGTTATGAGTAATTTTTGTTCCCTGCCATTTACACATTTTAGCACACGTCCGAATGGCGACGTTCTTCCTTGTTGTAGATATCCTGGAAAATTAGGAAATATAAAAGATAATTCATTAGAAGAAATATGGAACGGAGAACAGATGAAAGAACTCCGAAAGCAATTTCTTGCAAATGAAAGACCAGAAAAATGCTGGCCTTGTTGGCAACTTGAGGACTCAGGCGGAACAAGTATGAGACAAACTATGAATCAAAATCGAAATTATGAGTTTGAACTTTTACCGGAACAACCATTTAAGATTCCAGTCATTGAACTTAAACTTAGTAACCTTTGTAATTTTCGTTGTCGTACATGTAAACCTGATTTGAGTACTACATGGCTCAAAGATTGGCATACTGTCTCTAATATGTACTATGACAGCAATATCTCTATAAACACTGAAAAAGCTAATTTTTTCGATACAGAAGAGTTCCTCTACAACATGTTGCGCCTTGCACCTACCATAGAGATACTAGAGTTTGCGGGTGGGGAACCTTTAATGGATCCATTGCATTATATGGTTCTTAATGCACTAAAGAGCGAAGCAAGTCATATAGAAATTAAATATTCTACTAACCTAAGCAGATTGCAGATAGGTAAATGGGACGTGTTTGATTATTGGAAAGATTATAAAAGTGTTGATGTATCTTTGTCAATGGATGGATATCCGGATCTCAATGATTACATACGATCAGAATCAAATACAAAGTCAATAGAAGAAAACTTAAAATTAGTAAGAAAAGAATTAGGTGATAAATTTAAAGGAAGGATTGCATTATGTTTTTCGGCATTTAATGCTTATTACCTACCCGAGAGTTATTCTTATTTTGTTAGAGAATTAGATATGCCAGTTCATGGAAACATAGCATACGATCCACCGTTTATTAATCCTCAATTATTACCAATTGACATTAAACAAAAAATTATCACTAGATACAATGTATTTAGAGAAACAATAAATGATATGAGTAAGTATCATCAAAAAAGGATTGATCGATTCTTAACAACTAATGGAAATTATATGATGAGTGAAGACAAGTCTCATTTGTTAGATCAATTCTTAAAATATACTTCAATATTAGATAAGTCAAGAAATACTAATTTTTTGACAATAGCAAAGGAATTTTTAAATGACATGGGATAAATCAAAAGCAGAACAAACATATTGTCCATTACCTTGGTTGCATTTAGCAACTAATGCAACTGGTAGATTGCGAGTATGTTGCAATAGCTTTACCGGAAACAACAAATTATTACATGATAATGGATCTTTCGTAAAAGCAACAGACATTAAACAAGTAAGTGACTTGGATAAAAACAAGACATTAATGGAATTAAGAAGACAAATGTTAAATGGTGAAAGACCAGACACTTGCAGAAGATGTTTCCATGAAGAAGATAATGGAATTATTAGTTCTAGAATGGTTTATAATGAACAATTTGGAGAAATTGATGTTGCTCTCAAAGAGACTAAGTCTACCGGTGAAGCTCCGCATAAATTTCAATATCTTGATCTAAGGTTAGGCAACTTGTGCAATTTAAGATGCCGGATGTGTAATCCTTATACCAGTAGCCAATTAGTTGACGAATCTGCAGAACTTGGAATAATTTCTGCAGAAGATGTAGCATTTCTTAAGAATATGGATTGGCCAGAGTCTACTAAATTATGGGATTTATTAGAAAGTAATCTATCTACAATAGATCTAATATACCTAACAGGTGGAGAACCAACATTAATATTGGAACAACTCCGTCTTCTTAAAGCTTGTATAGATAGAGGTTATGCAAAGAATATCACTTTGAAATATAATACCAATGTTACAAATATTCCAAAGAAATTCCTTGATTATTGGAAAGAATTTAAGAAGGTAAAAATTAATTGTTCAGTTGACGGATTAGATGATGTATGTCGTTATATAAGAAATCCAAGTAACTGGAAAGCGATTGATAAAAATTTAAAGATGATTGATCAAATTGCAGGTACACATTCTAATATAGATGTTGAAATACACACAACGGTACAAGTTGCAAATATAACAAGGTTGATTGAAATATTTGATTATTTTTCAAAATTTAAGAATATCACTAATTTTCCTTTTTTAAACTTGCTTACTAATCCACCTTATTACAATATAAAGATTTTACCACAACACATTAAGGATGAAGTGTCTAATGAGTTATTAACTTGGTACGAAGAAAACAAAAGCAAATATGAAGGAACACATGCATCTTCTCCAAACAAGATACATAAAATACCAGGTCTAATAAGTTATATGAAAATGGATGATTGGTCTCACCATGCTAAAGAATTTAAGAAATACACAGTATGGTTTGATAAAAGTAGAGATGAAGAGTTTGTTTCAGTTGCTCCTCGATTAAAGGATTGGTATGAATCAATATAAGAAACTTTGTTCTCAGCCATTTTTAAATTTAACAATAGACAAGACGGGTAAACTAAGTCCTTGTTGTCGAATTCCCTCTTTTTTGAATAGCAACATTAATGAATTTAGAGAACAAGAAAAAGAAAAGAACATAAAATTTTTAGATTATTGTCCTGAATTTAAGGAATGGTTTGATGTCTAAGTATAATTCAAATACCCTTTGTCCTTTTCCTTTTTCTGGTTTCTGTATAGAACCATCAGGAGTAGCAAAAATGTGTTGCCGGTCAATGCCTTTAACTGATGATAATGGAAAGTTTATCAATATAAAGGATTATTCTTTTGAAGAAATAAAAAATTTAAAACAAATAAAAGAAGTTCAAGAGTCTATGTTAAAAGGAGAAAAACCCCAAGCATGTCAAAAATGTTGGAATCAGGAAGCAAAAGGGGTAAAATCTCTCAGGAACTTTATAAGAGGAAGGTCCTGGCATGGAGATTATATATACGATAAAAAAGAATTAATTTATTTAGATTTAAGACTGAGTAATAAATGTAACCTCAAATGTATTATGTGTTCTCCTGATTCAAGTGATCAAATTGGGATTGAACAAGGAATAGAAAGTGCTTATCAATCAGCAGAGGTTGCCGAAGAGGTTATTAAACATAGCCCTTATTTAAAAGAAATTTATTTTGCCGGCGGCGAACCTATGCTAGATAACGATCATTTTAAGATAATAGAACATCTAGTGAAAACTGGAGAAGCAAAGAACGTTGAATTAAAATATAGTACCAATTGTACGACAATAAGAGATAAGTGGTTTGACTTAGCCAAACACTTTAAGACGATAAAGATGCAACTTAGTATTGATTCAATCGGTTCTAGAGCATTCTATGTTCGGCATCCTAGCAAATGGGATATAATAGAAAAAAACATTGATAGGTTGTTGTTAGAAAAACCCAAAAACACTAGACTTTCGATAGATACTGCATTGCATAATATGACGTTATTTGGAATACCAGAATTAATGTTATGGGCGGAAAATAAAGGAATAAAACAGAACTTTATAGAAGTAACTTCTCCTAGATATCTACAGATACATATATTACCTAATATTCAAAAAGAAATAATAATAGAGCAATTACATAATTCAAATAAAACAAAAAATTTAGTTGATAATAAATGGTTATCTCGTATAGAAGAGATGATAAAGAAAGACCCAACAGTGGAAGAGGTTCGGCAGTTTAAAGAATATATAAAATATACTGAGAATTTTCGTAATATAAAGATTAATGATTATTGTCCGGAATTTAAGGAATGGTTTAATGAGTTATGATTTTACAAAGATCCCGTTTGAAGATATAGTACGGCTTGGGCAACGCACTATGATACACCGTGACCTTTTTACAGTGAGTTGGTTACTTGGTCGTTTTTGTAATTATCGTTGTTCATATTGTTGGCCGTATGCCAGGAGTGATCGAAAAGATCACCGTCCTACAGAACTCTGTTTAACAACAATAGATGAGATTAAACGACAAGCTAGAAACAATGGATTTAATTCTTTTCATTTTAGTTTTAGTGGAGGTGAACCAACCTTTCATCCGGGTTATTTAGATATATTAAAATACCTAGCAGATGATGTTTCTAATACAAACGGAACAACAATTCATATGACATCAAATTGTTCTCGTAATATGAAATGGTTTGAGGAATATACAGAAACAGCAAAGTCTTTTCAGCGTGCTAGTATCACAGCAAGTTTACACACCGAACATGTTAATACTCCGGAAAAGATGCAAGACTTTGCAGACAAATTGATATTTGCTCAAGAACAAGATATACAAGTAACTATCAATATGGTAATGGTACCAGAATGGTTTGAACAATCATGGGAAAACGCATTATTCTTTCACAATCAAAATATCAATGTTACACTTAAACCACAAAGCGATCCGACCGCATCTCGTATAGTAGATGGATATACAGATGACATGCTTGATAAACTTCATAACGGAATGCCTCAAGAAAATTTTACAACAATAAAGAGTAAATTTTACAATCGTCCTAAACAGAAAATCTCTATCCCTCAAGACGTTCCTTCTAATATGCAAGTAGAAATGGAAGATTCTAATGGAAAGAAATGGTATATAGATCAAGCAGAAAGATTTAATGCTTTTAATTTTAACAAATTTGAAGGCTGGAGTTGTAATGCAGGATATCAGGGTATCATAATAAGAGAACCGGATGGTAGTGTTAAGCGTTCATATTCATGTAAAGATCAACCATTAGGTAATATCAAAACAGGATTTAAAATATTTGATACACCTATGCCGTGTATTACACCGACTTGTGTTTCAAGTGCAGATAGCAAAATACCAAAGAAGAAGAAGAAGAAGATATGATTATAAATGTAAACGAAGTACCTCAAGATAAAGAAATACTTAGTTTTATAAAGAAACAATTACCAGGAAACGAAGAGGATAGAGTTGGTCCTTTTATTTTTGAAGAGTTAGATGTTTGTGAACTCGGAGTTAAAACGTCTAATCTTTTAACTTCAGTTGAACAGATTGAAAGATTACATGGGCTTGAAGGATGGCAAAAACAACACGGATATTCAACTCCGCATTATAGAGGGTTTTCATTAACTTACAACAAGGAGTTTAATGATAAAAGCAGGAGCCAATATCATCAAACTTTTGGATCTAAATTTATAAAAGATTCCTTCTCTCGAGAAGCGTCTGGAGTAGTTACTATGAAAAATACATATTATGATACATATGCTTTCCGACATTTAAATTCAACAATAAAAGAACATTTTAGCGGGTTATTTTCTCGCATAAAAGGGGCAATATTACGAAGTCGTGTTGCGTATTTATATTCCGGAGAAATTGACTTAAATACATTTAAAGGAGGATGGCATATAGATGAACCTCAGTATATGATGTTGAGGTTAGTTATACCCCTTAAGACAAATGAAAATTATTATTTAAGATTTGATGGAGATGATAATCTAGGTAATCAAGCATCGTTTGATAAGATACTCGAATACGACAAAGCATACATCTGGAATAACCGTATTCCACATGAGGTTGGGTGTTATAAAAGTGATCCACTTACAGACCCCCGGATTAATATGATTGTTGGGTTTTCTCCGTGGTTTGACTACGATGAAGAAAATGATAGATTCGTTTCAAATAGTAATTTTGGAATACCAGTTTCTAGAATAATAAAGGATAGGTTATTTTTAAATGACAGCTGACACAAAAATTAAGTTATTAGCTATACTGAATCACCTACTCTTTATAGGAGGAGTAGTATATTCATTTTCATGGACAGGATTATTATATGGATTTATCATTTACTTGTTAATAGTCACGATTGGAACAAGCATTGGCTATCATAGGTATTACACTCACAAATCATTTAATACCAATAAGACATGGGAATTAATTTTCCTTTTCTTCGGAAGCATAGCTTTTTTAGGTCCAGTTATAGCTTGGTCTGGAATACATCGTATACATCATGCTAAGTCTGATACAAATGAAGATCCACACAGTCCTTTGAATGGGTTTTTTAACACCTGGTTCCATATATTTCCTAATAAGAACATATCACCGAAGTACATAGCAGATCTTATAAAAGATCCATGGCTAAAGTTCCAACACAAATGGTATTTTTGCATGGTCACGATTTATTTGGTGTTAGGATATCTAGCAATCGGACATTGGGCAGTTTATATAATCTCAATGCCAGCTGTGTTGATGTATCATGTAACTGGATTTATCAATAGCGTTAACCATATGATAGGAGAACAAAAATCAAAACATGATCGATCAACTAATATTCCTATCTTATCTTTAGTTACTGGAGGAGAATCTTATCATTCTAATCATCATGTGCGTCCAGGAAGTTCGGTTTTTGGTAAGTACGATATAGCTAAGATTTTTTTACCGTGGATTATAAAATGAATTATTATGAACTTGAACCAGAAGAAAATACATTTAAAACACTTGTAGTGGACATTACTCATAAGTGTAATATGGAATGTGCCAATTGTTATATTCCAAATAGAGATATTCCAGATATGGATCTAGATCGTCTTTATGATCTAGCGAAGAGGCTACCTCGGCGCACAGAGTTTCGATTGATGGGAGGAGAACCGACTATGCACAAAGATCTACCAGACATAATTTCTACTCTCCGCACGCTAGGTCACAGGCCTACAATACTTACTAACGGACTCAGGCTAGGCAATTTAGACTACTGTAAGACGCTTAAAAACGCGGGCTTGCACAGTTTAAACATAAGTCTCAACGGCGCTGATGACGACAACATCTATGTTATAACAGATGAACTTAAATGTGCAGAACGTAAAATGAAAGCATTAAGGAATGTCGTTTCTTTAAATATGTTCATCAATATCAATTGTATCATACAAAAAGGCGTAAGTGAACCCGTGCCTGGACGGTTAATTGATATATTCCAAAATGAGTTAAACTATCCCGGTGTATTACGATTCCGCAATGTTGGACAGATTGGCCGGTTTTCTTTAGGAAAAGAAGACAATTATACCTTTGATGAATTGATAGAGTTCATGGGTAAAGTTACTGGAAAAGATCCTGATTGGATACGTCAATGGAAACAAGTTGAAGGTTACGACGAAGAACACAACGTACTCTTTCCATTAGATGAAACAAAGAAGAGATCGACCCAGTGGATTAAAATTACGGATTGGAGCCCTTCTTTATCTGATATTCCTGATCCAAATAGTATTAGGAGAGGAAGGATCACTCAAGATTTTAAGCTGGCACCTTTCTTTGAGCACGTTAAGGAAAACGAATTTGGATACTAATTTTAAGAAATATAGAGGAAAGGTGATACTAGCCATAAGCTATTTTTCTTTTGTTATAGGATTTTTTTTCTATAATTGGATGTGGATATTTCCTGCGATAGTAGCTGGGTATCTCAGTGTAGCGATCAGTCATTATATTTTGCATTTACATTTTGGCCACAAGACATATAAAGACACCATACAAAATAAATTATTGAGTTTAAGTTGCTTGTTTACTGGGATCGGCACTCCTCTCGAATACGCACTGATACACCGACAGCATCACAAATATAGTGATAAAAAAGGTGATCCACATTCTCCTGTGCTTGAAGGATTTTGGAACGTGTTATTCTTAAAGATGAATTCAACTAAAATGGAACTTAATTTGATTAGAGATTTCATCAAGAGTGAATTCCAACGGAAATTAAATTTACATTTTTTTAAGATATGGATTCTAATTTTTCTTTCAGTATTGATAATTTATCCTCCTGTGGCTTTGTTTATTATCGCACCAATGTGTATACATGCAACTACGTCAGCTCAACTAATAACAGCGTGTTGTCATAGTAATGGATACGCTGAAAATGTCCCATGGATAGCAATTATCAATCCATGGGCGTGGAATCATGGAGATCATCATGAATGATACAATTAAACCAGATCTTAATAAATGGTATGAGCCTTATACAAGTTGGAAAATTCCAACTAAAAATTGGGCAAAACTAAACGAAAAATATAGTTTTGATCTTGATCTTATGAGATCAAATATAATAGACATAATGCAAAATTATGAACTTAAACCGTTTCCTAGTTTCGCTGCGGGACGTTGGGGCCACAACGAGAAAACTAGATTTGATTATAATGGCATTGGGCTTACTTGTAGAGAGGATGCCACAGATCCTCTCTACGATGCCTTAAATACTTTTAATAGAAGAGAAGTAAAAGACAAGAAATATACAGAAAACGGAATAGTTAATACGTTAACATATGAACGCAATTTTACTCAGCGTACTGATGCTTGCACTCCGTATCTAAGTGAGATATTAGATAGATTCAGTTCAACTATGTGTAAAGCCCGTATATTAGAACTTAAACCCGGAGGGATAATATTTCCACATGTAGATT